ATGAATGAACGCCTATCGACCCTTCAGGAGCTTCGGCGGCATGCCTCCCACTTGCGTGTGGTGGCCATCGAGTTTCAACGCGCTGTCGCACGTCAGCTGGTCAGCCCCCAGACCCGCCCCGCCGTTTCTCAACTGGAGCAGCGAGCGAGCGACACGCTCATGCTGCTCGCCCGCGAGGCCGAGTCTTTGTATTTGCGAGAGGTCAGGAGGCGCAGCAACCCGGCCGCCCTCAACCTTCGCGAGACTCAAAGAGATTGACGCGGGGGGATCAGGTGACTCTGAGAGACGGCCAGTTGGCCGGACCAGACTGCCGTTCAGTTAGCCGTAGGCGCTCAGGCCAATGAAGGGCGCCGCGCCATGTTCCGGGCTATCTGCAGTGTCCTTGCATTGCGCCGCGGAGTTTCGAGCAACCTGTTGATTTCAACAATGCCGTCTTCGGTGATGCGGGTGACCGTGGCCGTCCGAGCCACGTGGTACTTGCCTACGGGGTCCAAAGCGGTCGCTATGTCCGCTTCGATAAGCCCCGTTGCCTTCAAAACGCTCACATACTGAACGTCTTCAGGTCTGGTCACCACCTTCGGCAAAGCAACGGTTTGCAGGTATAGCAAGTAGAGCAAAGGCATGATTTTTATCTTTGTTCGATGCGTTTCGTTCTAGGGATGGCGCTTCCCGCATCGCCCCTCGCGGGGATTCAAAGAATATTCCGACGCCCAACCCAGCATGTCGGACGGCGATCCGGCGACAAGTAGGAAATGGGAAGAAATCACATTGACCGGCCGCGCTGCGGCACCGAGGGGATCCTCACCAGGCCGACGCGCCTCGCCGCCACATCGCTGAAGACCAACGGGGCCGTCCAAGGCGGCAGCGGCCCTCGCGAAATACTGTGCGAGCGCACAACCAGCACCGCCAAAGTGTGTGCTAAGGTCATTCAGCACGAACAGTTGAAGAGGACCGAGAGATGGGAAGCATGGCACAAGATGCGCGACACGAAGCAACGTTGACAAAGCGTCAAGAAGAATTCGACGAATGCGAGCGAGAGGTTGTCAGATTGGCATCAGCGCTCGAAGCCGCAACGGCGAAACGCGACCAGGCAAAGCAACAACTTGACGCTCAAATAGAGCTCGACATGCGTCGAGATTGAGCCTGCGCCCTACTCCATCGTCATTGCGTCGTAGGAACGCTCACAGATAGCGCCGGCTCCGTGGGCAGCGTCAGCGAATCGCCCCAGTTCCCGAAGAGCCGCTCCACTCCCGCTGAGCAGGTCGGTAAGCAGATCGAGGGCGGCTTCGGCTGGCGGGCTTCCGCCGGCAATGGTGGGCGCTGCGCTGGCAGCACGGACGGCGGCGCGGAAGGCGGCGAGTTGTGCGCGCATCCGGCGCTCAGCAGCGCCAGCACGATCAGCATCGTCCCGAGCACGGGCAATTTGTTCTTGACCATCTTGAATCACTCCATCGACGCGAGCGCGCCAGGTCTGTTCGTGGGTACGGGCGGCCCGTTCAGCCAAGCGGCCGGATTCGGCCTGCGTGGCGCGGTAGTCGGCGAGATCCTTTTGTGCCGAGGCGGCATCAGCGTGTGCGCCAGCAGCACGGGTGCGCTCAACGCCGGCCGTGGCCAAGGCGCCCACGAGAGCGACACCGAGAATCCACAGCAGAGGCGTCTTGAGGTCGGGCAGCATCGCTTCTCCTAATGGGCATCGATGCAGGCGCCGTGCCTCGCCTGCTGGCGCAGCCACACACCCTTGCAGCCCTTCGGGCCCCAGTTCTGCGGCAACGCGCAGTCGCGACCGGCCTGGAAGCGATAGCGCAGCAGCGCATCGCACGCAGCGCGCGTCCGGCCGGCCAGCAGCTCGCCACGCATGCTCGAGCTCAACCAGTTGGGCATGCCGTACTGCCCAATGAAATCCATGTAGAGGTCAAACTCTTCCTGCGTCAGCTGCACACCAGGCAGCGACTCAGCGAAGCGGCGCTCTTCGGCCAGGTTCAAGTTGCGCGCCAGCTCCGCGGCGCGCCGGCGCGTGATCGGCGGGTCCGCCAGTGTCACCCGCGTGCCGTCCTCGTAGCGAGTCGAGCCGTGCCCAATGGTGGGCACATCGCCCTGAGTCGGAACGTAGGGCTTCAACACCACCACACCATCCGCACGAACGGCAACGAGCCCTGAGCCCTCGTGCTGCACCCAGGCAGCGAAGCCTGCGGCCGAGAGGGTGAGCGCGGCAACCGCGGTGCGCACGCTCTTCATCAGTCGACCCTGCCCAGTTCGCCAAGGTCGGTGTCCGACTTCATGCCGCGGCGCAGGCGCGCAACACGTAGTTCGTGCTCGACCAGTTGCCGGTAGTTGGCCTCGCGCTTGTAGTACCACGCCAGCACCAGGCCGCCGACGGCGACTAGAGCGCCGACCAGCCCGAAGAATTCGTTGGAGAGGAACCACCCTACGCCGGTCATGCCAACCCCGGTCACGGATGCTTTCCCGCCGACGGCGGCCAAGGTGTCGATGGTTTCGTTTCGCATGCCCCGATGATTTCGAGGCAGGCGTTCGGCGTCGAACCCTAGAGGGGGATGCCAGCGGTTGTCTGCGCATAATTTGCGATCACCAACCGTCGAAACACACCATGGCTCTCACCCAGCAGGAATTGCTCGAACACCTGAAGCGTCAGCTAGTTTTCCTCAAAAACTCTTGCGCGGCCTTTGACTCTGACGATTCGGGGTTGGAGGCGATCCGGATCGGAGTGACCCTCCGCGTCCTCTTTCACGACACCGGCAAAAGCAAGTCGCTGCTGAAGCAACTCGGTCAAAAAGCCACCCTGCAGGTCACGACCACTGCGCGGGCATTACCTCCGAATCACAACTTCGACTATGCCGAGCTTCTCGCAGGCCAGAATTTTGGCAATACGATCCGCCCGACGCCAGTGCCTCCGGGCTCGCCTACGATTGCCGCCGATGCTTGGTGGAATGAAGCCATTTTCTTTCGCGACGGAGTGACTTTTAACCGCGCGCAGGTTGCGCTCGCCGCGGCACACAAGGATGGCGGTGCTCACGTTGATGAAGCAGATGACGACCTGAAAGCCTTCAGAGAACACCTGTGGCTTTTGAACACGACGAACGCCGATGGCGCGACAACACAGGTGCCCCTCGAAAACAATCACTTTCGCATGCTTCGCCGCCTTGCCGACGAACTGCTCAACAGTCCGGACCTCATAGCCCTTGCGACCTGATGTCGGGCACCTCGTGAGGCTGCGGCCACAGCCTCGACGCGCTACGCAGCCTCAGCACGCGCCCGAGCCGCCTCCTCGCGCATCTGAGCGCGCATCGCCTTGGCTGCGGTATCAGCGATGCGCTGGTCCTTGGACTTTTGCATCTCCCGCACCCGGCGCATGATGTCGGGGATGCGAATGATCATCTTCTGCTCAGGGTTCTTGGCGTTCCAGTCAGCCACCGCCGCGCGCGCATCGCTCACCTTGTCCTCGTTCTTCTCGAAGATGCCCGCCGCCCACTGCGCGCGAATCTCCTGTGCTCGCAGGTTGTAGAAACCCTTCGCCTGCTGGTTGAGGCTGTTGGCCTCCTGGATGGTGGCCACGCTTTGCGGCTGGAATCCGATCGCTTTCAGCGCCGCCTCGAGGTGGTTGGTGTCCAGCACCTTGTAGCCCTTTGCATCCCGATACATGCCGGTCACGGCCATGTCGGCACCCTTGGCAGCGTTGCGCACGGCCGCGGGTGAAACCTCCATAAGGCCGGCGCCCACATTGCCCGTCGCCACCTTGAGTGCGCCCGAAAAGATGCGGCTCGCGAAGTCTCCGGCCGGTCCGACGATCTCCAGCACGTCGCGCGTATGGTTCGTCTTCTGCTGCAGCAGCCCGGTGCCCGGGACCAGGTTCCCCATGCCCAGCCGACCCGAAACGTCCAGTGGCGCGCCCGGCAGACCGCTCACGCCCTTTTCGAGGAAGTCGGCGATGCCCTTCGGCAGCATGGCGTCGAGAACTTCTTGCCGCGCTTTCTTCGCCGAGAAGTTGTAGCCCAGCAGTTGCGCAAGACCGTCGACCAGGTCCTCGAGGTCTTCCGCGAAGGGCAGCCCGCCCGAACCGCCCATCATCATCAGTGTGCCCAGCGCCAGAAGCGCGGCGCGCTTCCCTTCGGGGCCGCCCTGGGTGTACATGCGGTGCAGCAGCTCGAGATAGGCAATGGAATAGGTCTTGAAGGTCATCAGCGTGCCGCCCACGGCGCCGCGTCCCCATTGCATCTTCGATGCCTTCGAATAGACGAACTGGGTTTCCTTCACCGCCCGATTGGCGAAGCCCGCAGGGTTAGTCTCTCCGCGATCGCGCGCCACCCGAAACGCGGCGATGAAGGTGATGCGGCGGTTCACCTGCTCCGCCGCGCCGAAGACTTTGCCCCATGCGAGGGACAGCCGCGCCAGCGCGTTCTGGCCGGCCGCGCGTGCCTCGCCCAGCCGCGTGCCGTCGCCGGCACGCAGCGAGCCCGAGCCGCGGGCCTGCGCCATCAGCTGGTGCACCTCCTGGGGGCTGACCACGCCCTCCTCCTCCGCGGTCTTCAGCGCCTTCGCCAGATCCGGCTCGTACTGAAAGCCCTTAGTGGCCATGTGCTTGGCGGCAGTCCCCAGCGCCGCGGCCGCCTTGCGCGCGCCGCCGTACTGGCTGAGCCACGGGAAGGTCACGGCGGCTGGCTGCGTCATGTTCACGAATGCCGATGCGATCGAGCCGCCCAAGTACTGCGCGAACAACAGGCCGCGCACGGCCTGCGCCTCCTCCTGCGGGTTCTTCACGTACTCGGCCAGGCGCACAGCCACGTCCTTCAGCTCGCCCTGTTCCTTCGGGATCGCGTTGACCGCCTCGCCCAGGTCGCCCATGTTCAGGCCGGCCGCCGTCTGGCGGGAATTGCTGTAGATGAACGAAGCCAGCACACGGCCCACGTCTTCGCTGAAGCCAGCGGTGCCCTTGCGGTGGATCAGCCGGCGCATCGCGCTACGGTTGGTCTTCGTGAGCTTGAGGTACTCCTGGAACGCCTGGTCTTGCGCGCGATCGCCGGTCGCGTCCAAGCCCAGGGCGCTGCCGAAGAGTTCGAGCGTCTCGGGCGTCACGCCGGCGAACATCTTGAAGGCCTCCTCGGACAGCGTCCCTTGGCTCACTGCAGCGTCGCCGAACTCGCCACGCATGTTCGCGGCCATCGTGTTCGCCTCGCGCGCGGTCTCGAAGAGTCCGAAGTACTGTCGCTCGCCCTTCGCGTCCACCACGTCGACGGTGTAGCGGCCGAAACGCGACAGAGGCGCGTAGCCGCGGGCCTGCAGATCGCGCACCTTATCGGCCCGATCGATGATGCCATTGGCGGTGTTCATCAGCAGCGTGGAACGGTCCGGCTGGTCGCTGGCCAACTGCGCGAGGTGGTCGCGAATCAGCACCGCCGCCGTCTGCGCGTCCGGCGCGTCCATCACCATCGTGCGCAGGCCCTTCGCGTCGTCGCCTGCGAAGCGCAGCATGTCGGCGCGCGCCATGGTGTCGAGGCTGCGGTTCGTGGCATCCCGGAACTCCCGATACAGCGCGATCTGGTCGTCGCTCAACTGGAACATGCTGCGCAGCTCGGCGTCGCTCCAGACCACGCCGGGCTGCAGCATGCGCGACTCGTAGCGCGATGCCACTGCCTTCTCGTAGGAGTCGAGCGGCATACCCTGCCAAGCCTTCAGCATGCGCTCATCGATCTGGCCGTTGCGCAGCAGGCGCTGGGCCTTCTGCTCGGCGGTGAGGCCGGCGGCAGCGTCGATCAGGGTCTGCACCTGCACCGGCAGGCCCTGCTCGTCTCGCGCCCAGGTCAACGTGCCCTCGAAGACGGGCTTGGCCACCGCTGTGTTGTCGGCGGCCGCGATTGGCGATTTTTTGATGTCGCGCCAGGTCTCCAGCTTCGGCAGTAGTTTGGGCGCCAGCTCGGCCGCGTCGGTCGCATATTGGCTCACGTCGTCGACGAAGCCCTGCGCAGCGTCGAACACGGGCTTGAATGCCGGCGAGCGTTCGGCCAGGTTGTACATGGTGCCGATCGTCTTGTGCCACCAGCTGAGCCGGCCCGGCGCCGAGAACGTCTTGTTCAACTCGGCGGCCGCGGTGCGCGCGTACTCGCCCACGGTCGACCGGCTGAACATAATGTCCGGGTTCGACTCGTCGAAGGTGCCAATGTTGCCGTTCGCGCTCTTGATTTGCGTCGGCTGGAAGGCAACGAACTCACGCTCGCCGCCCTTGTGGTTCACGATGATGCCGTCGTAGCCGCGGCTGGCCAGCTCCTGCCGGACATAGTCCGCGTCCATTTCGGCCCCTGGCTGCTCCATGACGTCGTTGACCACCTCCATCGGGGCGGGGTTCTTGATCGACAGGTAGACCTCGAGTGTTCGACCTTCGTCGCCCTGCGCATAGCCGTCTGCCGCCTGCTTCGAGTCGGTGAAGTAGAAGCCGTTGCCCCAATCGCTGTTTCCATTCCCCTCGCCAATGAATTCGTCATCGAAGGCTGTGAAGGATTGGTCGGTGCCGTGGAAGACCCTGAGCGGCTTGCCGTCGGCGTCGACCACCTTGCTGTCCCCGAACCAGGCACGAAACGCCGGCGTCTCGGTCTGGTCATCGGTCGCGGCGGCCTCGGCCGCTGGGTTGACGCTGTAGATGCGATCGAGGACACTACGGATTGCTCCGGCACCCGCTCTGGCCTGCACCCCAGCTTCCGCTGCATCTGCACCAGTTTTGAAGGCGGTCTGCCGGAGTTTTTCTTTCAGGACTACCTCGTGCACGTACATGCGCTTGGCATTCGAGTCCGCCCTCACCAGCACCACCTCCACCATGTCGCGATCGCCGATGCGTACCGGCGCGGCTACGTGGTAGACTATGCCAGCGTCGCGCGAGCCTTCCATCGCCTCGGCGTGGATGATCTTGCCGTTCTTCAACACGTCGGGCACCGCAGCAAAGGCAGTTGCCTTGTCGCGACCAATGCCGTGGAACAAGCTGCTCTTCACCGCCTGACGGTCCAGTGACACCAGGCCGATGCCCGCCACGTCCACCTCCGTGTTGCCGGTGCTCGCGTAGAACTGGGTCACCTTCTCGGTCAGCGGCACGCCGTCGGACGCAAACTCCTTCCCGCTCATCTCCGCCACCGGCGCGCCATCGAGGAACACGCGGCTCTCTGCATCCGCGTCGACGCCCTCTGCGCGGCTGAATGCGAGCTGCGCGCCTGGCTTGGCGGCACCGGCACCGCGCTCCACGAACTGGCGCGCTGGGAGGATGAAGTTGCGGATGATCTCGTCGTCGGTCAGTCGCAGCCCACGGAAACCCGGCACGTGCGCGCGCAACCAGGTCCTGATGGCAGCCACGGCGCGCCGCACGAAGTGCAGTTCGGGCGTGTTCTGCGCCATCTCCGCCAGCACCTCTTCGGCGGCCGCGCGGCGGTCCAACTTGTTTACGCCCCGCAGGCCGTACTCGCGGATCTTGGCGTCCACGTCTGCGCGACGCATCGTCGCGATCTGGTTGAGCACGCCATCGAGCTGCTTGCCGAACCGCCCGCGCAGCCCATGGTGGCCGAGCACTTCGTGATAGAGCACGCGCGCCGCGTCCTCTTGGCTGGCCAGCCGCGATGCCATCAGGTAGGCCTTGCCGCGGTAGTAGAAGCCCTCGGGCGCACCGCGTGCACCGCCGCTGCGCTGACGCAGGTCGGCGCGACGCGCTGCCTCGGGCACGACTGCATCGTTCATGTCGAACGCCACCACCACATCAGGTGCATTGCCCCAGTTCGCACGAACCGCATCGACAGTCTTCTGCACGCTCTGCACGGCCTGGCTGCGCGCTCTCGGCGAGTACGGCATCCGGCTGAGCGCACGCATGGCCGCGGCGGCTGCCGGCGTCATGTTGGCCAGGCCGTCGTCGGAGCGGCGGAACAACGCCATGTTGCCGCCCTCGCCTTCCCGCGTCTGGATCACGTCGACCAGCTTGTCCAGCGCGCTGTTGATGGCGACACGCTCGGCGCCGTGCGGGAACGGCCGCTTGACCCCCCAAGGCGTCAGGATGCCGGCATTCTCCGGGCCATAGTTGAGGAATGGGCTCGTGCCTCCACGCTCTGCAATCTTGTCCTCCACGTAGCCCTGGAAGGCTCGCGCGGCCATCTCGTGCGGCGTAGTCCAGTAGTCTTGCCCGCGGCCCTGGTCCAACTCACGCGCATCCATGGCAAAGCTAGTGGGCACGGCCCGCGTCTTCTCGGTGCTCCCCTGTGCGTCGGCCAGCATCTTCAGGCGCTGGCTGTAGCGCTGCATGTCGCCGCGCAGCGCATCCAGCGTGCCCTTCTGATCTGCGCTGAACCCAGCCTGGCCGCGCACAGCCTTCAGGATGCCGCTCATCTTCTCCAGCACGTCATTGGTCCAGCGGAATCCAGCCAGGCGCGCGGCGGCCTTGGGGTTCTTCGACTGCACACGGAGCTCGAGTGCCTCGCCGTTGATGATCTGTTGGGCCAGGGTGTCGAACTCGGCCAACTGCTCGGCTGTAGCCGGCTTGTTGTTGCGCTTGAAGTAGTCAGGCAGCTTCTCGGCGAGGTATTTGCGGATGCCCGCCAGCCGGGCCTCCACCTCACTGCGCGCAGTGCCGACGAACTTGTCCGCCTTTGCCGTGTCCTCGGTGTACTGCTCGGCCTTGCGCGTGATGGTGTTCATCAAGTTGCGGTACGCGTCCTGCACTTCCGCCCGCATGCCCGACCGCTCTCCGCGCGTGCCACCACTGGCGGCATTGCGCTCGAAGTCGTTGTTCACCTTCAGCGAGCGCGTGCCGTCCTTGTCCGTCACCCACTCGGTGGGCGCCTTGCCATCCTGCCGCCCGAAGTAGTGGTCCATCGCATGAAACCACTCGTGCGCCAGGGAGCCAGCGCCGTTCATCTTCGTTAGGTTGATGACCGCCTTTTCAGGCTCGTAGTGCGCCCGCGCGCCGCTCAAGCCGCTGCCTCGGGCGCCGAACGCCAACGCCAGTTCCCCGTCCAGGCTGATGGCCCGCGGCGGGATGCCCATGACATCGGCCAAGTCCAGCAGGCCGTCGTATGCATCGTTCAGCAGTTGCTGCCGGTCGGCCTGGTTGTTCCAGTTGCCAAACTCCACACCACGGAAGCCGAACGTGCTGCCGAAGTCGCCGTCCTTCACGTCGCCGGTGCGGCGCTCGGCACCGACACGCTGCTCACTGGCGGGGCGTGGCAGGTCCGCTTCCCCGAAAGTGGTGTTGGTCTCGATGATCGCCGAGGCGTTCTCGGCCAGGTGGCGCAGTGCGTCCTCGCGGGTGTCGAAGGACTGTTCCACCACCTTCACGCGCTTTCGGTCGGTCACGTCGCGCCAGATCTCGAACTTGCCGTCTCGCGTGTACGTCACGCGGTGCTTCAGAGAAACAGCCGCAAGAGGGACGGCCGCCTCCGCCTCCTCGCGGGTCGCATAGGTTTCGCGGCCCACCTGCCGGGGCTGCTTCATGAAATCGAGCGAACGCGAATCACGAATGACCCATCGCCCGTCCTCGCTGCCGTCTCGGCTCTTCGCGATCTGCGACACCTGGAAGCGACGTGCCCAGGCCGGGCGGTCGTCCTTCGGCGCGGCTGCGCCGCGCGCACCCGTCTTCTCCGCACGGTCCTTACGTGCACCGCCGATCTTCTCGCCGAAATCCACAATCTTGCCGGCATCAGCCGCGGGCTCAGCAGGAGCAACAGTTGGTGCCGCGGCCGGAACCTGCGCCTTCGGTGCCGTCCCAGCCATGCGAGCCGCCGGTCCGACCTTCAGTTCGCGTTCGCTTGGCTGCGTGCTGTGCGTACGCTCAATTTCGCCCGGGATCGGTTCAAACTTCGCCGCGCCGATCTTGCGCACGGCGCGCACCGAGACCGACCAATTGCCCTCTTGGTCGGCTGGCTTGTGGCTGATAACTTCATCGAAGCCTTGCCCGTAGCTGCGCACTACGTTGCCAGGCGTGAAGTACGAGGCACGGGCTTCCTCCGCCTCGCGAGCGATACGGTCAGCCTTCAGTTCCCGCTTGGCTTTGGCCTCCCGAGCCTTGGCAACAACACCTCGTGCCGGCTTCGCAGGCTCGGCAGCAGGCGCGGCGGTAGCCGCAGGAGCCGCTTGTACCGGACCGCGCGCACTCGCCGCGTCGATTGTGGAGCTGGGAAACTCGTGAGCAGCCGCGAGCAGGTCGGTGATCGGTGCGTCCAATCGGATGACGCGGACATCGCCGCCGCGCTCACGCGCTGCGAGCCATTGGTGGTGGCCATCAAGCACATGCCCGTCGCGCGACACAAGAATGGCGCGGTCGCCCCCTTGGAACTCCTTCGCCTGCTGCACGCGCGCCGGGCTGAACTCGGCCTGCGTAGGCTTGAGACTCGCCGCCGGCACCGTCTCTTCCGCATGCGAGATTCCGCGCGCGTTCATGAAGTTGGTCATGGCGCCGCGGTGTTCAGCCTTGATCTGCGGCATCTCAGCCCGCGGCACGCCCCTGGTGCCCGAGTCCTTCGCGAACGCCGCCCACTCCCCGCTTGGCGTCTTGCCGCTCGGTTCAGCAGGCGGCGCTACCTCGGAGGTAGTCGCGGCAACCGGCTCGGTGGACTTCGGTTGCACCACGAACCGCCGGTTGTCGGGCACCACCTGGTGCGTGTCGCCAAGACCTGAATCGTTTACGAAGGCGTCCGCCTTCTCCTGCGACAGAAACCAGGCCTTGCCTTGCTGCACACGCTGCACCGCCTTCTCGCGCTTCGCCACTGGCACTTGGCCAGTACCAACCACACCTGCAGGCGCCGCAACTGGCGCCACAGTCGGCGCTGCCGCCGGCGCTGCTGCCGGCGCCTGCTCAGCACGGCGGCCGCGCGCGCGCGCAATGCCCTCCTGCACGCTGGCCGGTGCTGGAGCAGCAGTCGCGACGGCCGTGGCCGCAGGCGGTGCGACTACTGCTTGCGCGGGCTGGGCTTGTCCTTGCTCGATCGGAGCTGCTGCAGCAGCCGGTCTCGCGCCTTCGGCGACATCTGCCGCAGGCGCAATAGGGCCGCCAGCACGTTCTTCCGGGCCCGCGGCTCCGCGGGCAGTTTGAATGGCATCTGCAATCTCCTGATCGTTCGCGCCGAGTGCGCGGAGGAATTGTTCATCGGTGACGTTGCGCTGGTCAGCGAAGTCGGGGACGTCGTCCACGAGCGCCGCGGCCATGTGCCCTTCGGTATCGCGGTCCAGCGTGCGGTAGTAGTCGTCGTAGAGCGAGCGGTCTCGCTCGTCGAGGTCGGAGTAGTCGAGCACCGGCGGCGCGGCGCGGTTCGCCGCCACGGCTTGCTCTTGTTCAGCCAGTGCGGCCGCATCGACCTGGCGCTGCGCATCCTGCAGCAGCTGGCCGTGCGCACCAGAATCTACCGCGATCACCGCGCCCGCGGACAACGGGCCCGCAGCCGGGTCGAGGCCCATCGCTTCTGAAGGGCGCGGTGGTGCTGCGCGATCGGCCAGCGCAAGTTCGCCCGTGTCGAACTCGAGGCGTGCACCAGCGGGGCCCGCCTCGAACGGCATGCCATCCGAAGGAACCGGCGGCATCACATCGAGGGGAGGCCGGCTGCCGGGGTCGCGGGGATCGAACGTGCGCTGGATGCTGGCTGCCCCGCCTTCCACGGCCGGAAGCGTCTCAGCGGGCGCCGCGGGTGGTTGCTCCTGCGGCGCGAGCGCCATGCCGTCAGCAGGCGCGGCCGTCGCAGGCTCGCCGCGGGCCCCGGCACCATGCACCAGCGCCGCGCCCCCGCCCATTGCGCCGCCAGCGAGCAACCCCTGCGCCGCGGCCGCGCCCACGCCTTCACCGACCGGCTTGTCCAGGGCAAGGTTCTGCAGCGCCTGCTCGGCCATCGACTGCGGCACCTCTTCGAGCACGCCTTCGGACAGCACGCCCTCACCAACCTGGCGCGCGAGGGAGCGCTGCGATGCGCGACCAGGACCTTGGATCGAGCCCTGGGCCAGCATCGTTTCTGCATCACCGATGCCAAGGCGCTGAGCCAGCTTGCCGCCTGCGGCGCCAAAGGCGGCGGTCGTGGCACCCGTCGCGGCAGCCAAGGCCGCCTGGGTCGGCGTGAGCAATCCGTCCTTGGTTTCGCCGCGGATCTGCTCTGCCTGCGAGCCAGCACCGATCACACCTTCGCCGGCGGCGCCGGCGACAGCGGCACCGATCTTCGGCGCGACTTTCAACAGCCCACGCGCAACGCCTGCGCCACCCAGCATTTGGGGGATGGACTCACCCACGCTGGTGGCGATCGTGCTCGGGTTCTCGATCATCGCCTGGGCGGTACCGACGAACCCATCCGCCGCAGCGACCTTCTTGTTCGCGGCTTTCTGGGCATCGGAGTACTGATCGGCGAGGAAGTCCTGCGTGTCCTTGAAACGGACACCTGCGTCGTCGAGCGCCTTACCAACTCGGCCGCCCGTAGGAATGTCGGCAAGGCCAACGACAGCCTGCGGTAGCCCAACGGCACCCTTCAGTGCAGTGACGCCAATGTCCTTCGCGACGTCCAGGGCGGAGCGCTTCGGGCTCTCGGGCGAGTCGAGCTCACCCGAGAACGGCTTGAGGTTCTGTGGTGGGGCGTCGAGTTGCCCGTCGAAGGGTTTGAGGTCGGAACTGGCCATTGCGCCAGTTTTCCTCCCGAGGGCGGACGAGTCGAACCCTACGGGGGGCGCTTCGCCGCGGCAAAAAAAAGCGGCCCCAATGGGGCCGCCGCGCCGCGCGAACGTTCTGCTCAGGCGGCTAGTGCGAAGCGCTCGTCTTCTGCAGCAGCGACCTCTGCTTTCTTGATCTTGACCTTGTGCAGCTTCTTCGCTTCCCACAGGTCGTAATCTGCCTGCATGCGCATCCAAGTGCCGGCGTCGCCTCCAAGCCACTCAGCAAGACGAATCGCCATCTCAGCACTGATCGCTGCATGCTCATTCAGCACACGGGACAAAGCCGGGCGCGAAATCTTCAACTGCGTCGCTGCATCAGTCACACTCAGCCCGAGCGCGGGCAGCACATCCTCACGAAGAATCGAACCCGGATGCGGGGGGTTAAACATAGTAGCCATCTCAATTCCTTTCAGTGGTAGTCCTGGTAATCGACCAGGATCGCGTCTCCACCCTCAAAGCTGTAGGTCACGCGCCAATTTCCATTGACCGACACGGCCCAGTGCCCCGCGAGATCACCGTCTAGCGGATGCCACCCGAAACCGGGTAGGTTCATGGCTTCCGGGACCGCAGCGGCATTCAGCACAGCCAAAAGGCGACTGAGTTTGTTCGCATGATGTGGCTGAATGCCCTTCTTCTTGCCAGTTAGGTAGAACTCTTCCAACCCCTTGTGGCGCCATGTTCTTATCATTCGTCAATTGTAGCGTGTAACGCTACACGTTTCAACCGGCTCTACTTTGAGCGTTTCGGCCATCGAGTTCGGCAATCCCAATTGGCATACCTGTTGGCTCTGCGATAACCAATTCGGATTGGAATCCTCGAAATCAAGCGGGAATGCGCCGAATTTAGCCTCCGATGAAGCGCTTGCCCTGCGAGTCCTCGTAGACCGGCTTGCCCCCCGACGTGCCGACTTGGCGCGTCATGCCCGGCGGCATCGCGGTGCGCTGCCCTTGGCCGGCCGGCTGATCGACGAACTGCCCGGTCTGGTTGTTGAACACCCGTGCCGGTCGCGTCGTGAGCTGCTGCGTGGTCGGGTCCACCTCTTGGCCTCCGGCGACAACGGTAAAGCGGTTGGCGTGGTCCTTGCCGGTGAGCGTGCGGATCTGCTCGCCGATCGCGGCCCGCTCTTCAGGCTTGGCCTTCTCGTATTGCTCGTACAGCTTCTCCACCCGCTGCGCGCCGCGCGTCTGGAAGCCCTGGGCCTCCTGGCGCAGCGCCAGTTCTCCCCGTTGAACGTCGTTGGAGGCACCTGCACGCGCATTGGCGCCCGCCTCGCCGGCCAGCGTACGGCCGGTCGCGCCGGCCTGTTGCATGGCCTCGCGCTCAAGCGCCGAAGCGTTGTTGGCGGCGGTGGTTTCGCGCGTCACAGCGTTGCGGCCGTTGGCTTCGTCCATTCCCGCCAGCGTTCGCAACTGATTCGCGGTCAGTTGCCCGTTCGGCGACCCCCTGTATGCCGTGCTGGCAGCCGCGATTGCGCTCCGGCGCAGGCGGTCTGCCTGCGTATCGTCTCCGATCACCGAGAGGCCATTGCCAGGGCTGAAGCCGCGGGCTGCAACATCGGCGGCGGCCGCGCGCTCGCCGGCTCGCGCCGCCACGCCGCGAGCATCGAGCGCATCTGCAGCGGCCATGTTCTGGCCACTGGGCCCGCTTCGCGGCGCAAAACCAGCAGCGGCTGCAGCTGGCGAGTCGCCGTAGCTGTTCCCCTGACGGAACACGCCCGGCATGACCTGGCTCGCGGCGGGAGTGTCCGCGGACGTCTCGGCCGAAGTTGGTGCGGTAGTCGGCGCAACGACGGGTGCCGCCGAAGCAGGTCGGACGGCAGGGGCGGCGGCCGGGGCAGCAACCGCCGGGTGTGCCCCATTGCCCCATCCCTCGCCGACACCGGCAAACCCGCGGCTGGTAGGCGCGGGTGCGGCACTGTCGCCGCCCTTGAACAGCGTGGAGCGCGGGTCGGTGAATGCATCAAGGCGACCCGTTCCTTCCTGCACCTTGGCCGGTTCAAAGGCCGAAGGTCCGGTTGCCACATAGGGTTGCATCATGCCGCCGCGCGTGCCCGCAGTCGGTTCGCGGCGGAACACGCCGAATGCAGCACCTTGCGTTTGCGCGAGCGGATTGGTCTCGGAGCGCGGTGCATCTGCGGCCACGGGCGCAGGTGCCGGAAGCGCCTGCGGGCTTGGCGCCATGGACGCGGTCAGCATCGGCAGGGGCGCCGGCACGCTTGCGCTGACATCCGCCCCTCTCATGGGCGCGCCGCCCGCCCGGCGGCGCGCCTCCTCGTCAACCAGGCCGCCGTCGGCAAGAAAGAGCGCCTGGTCCTCGCCGCCCGGGCGGAAGCCGCCCGGCGCGCCAGCAGGAGCATGCGTTGCGTCCTTGATCGCATCGAGCGCCTGCACACCGACGGCATGCACCTGCTCGGGGGGCAGCTGGAATTCGCCGTTGCTCAGATTGACAGGCACCTTCTCCGGGCTAAAGCCCAACGATGCAACGCCCTGCTCGCCCATCTGCTCGGTCGAGTCGGCCGGCATGATGTAGCTGCCCGGGCGGGCCTCGGTTTCAATGCTGTCGGAGGTGCCGGTGCCAGGCCCACGCACCGGCCCCCCGTCCTTCAGGCCAGCCGCCTTCATGCGCCGCTCTGTCGCGCTCATGCCTGCGTACTGGGTCAACGCTTTCTCGGGTGCGGGGGCGGGAGCTGGTGCCGCGATCGGCGCAGGTGCTGGCGCTGCCGCACCGGCGTCGACCGGTTCTGGAATGCCCATCACGCGACGGACGAGACCCCGCACGAGGCCTCCCTCGGCAAGGTGTTGCGATAGGTCGCTCTTCATTTGTGGTCGAAAGCCGAGCATGGGCAGCCTCTGGGAAGTCATGCACTCGATTCTTCGAAGCAAGCCCATCGCTGTCCAACCCCACAGAGGTATCCTAGTCGGATGCCCGTGACACGCGTACCAAACATAAAGAAGCTACGAAACGATCGCAAGCTGACCCAAAAGCAGTTGGGTGAGGCGCTGGGGGTAACCCTACGTACCATTGTCCGCTGGGAACAAGGAGAAGGTGAGCCAGGCATCGCTGACCTCTTGACGCTGGCACGCTACTTTGGCGTCAGCATCGACCAATTGATTGGAGAACTGCTCCCAGAAGAAGACCTTGGCGCACTGCCGAAAGTGTCGGACCTAACAGGGCGCAATCTGGATTTCTGGGTCGCGAGGGTCCAAGGCGACTCCCCGGAAATGCTGGACGGGGAACCAGTGGTTTTGGTCCCCGGACGAGCTCCACGGCCAGTTTTAGCTTACAGCAGCAATTGGAGCCATGCCGGGCCAATCCTGTCGGAGTTCGACATGCACTTCACGCCGACACCATCTGGTGTTCCCTTCGATGGGGTGCTGCGCATGGAAAAAGGCGTGATAGCCAGGCCTGCTGCTTATCCGACCGCCGCGTGGGGGCGAAACCATCTTGAAGCAGGGATGCGCGCTTACCTGAGCGCTGAACTCGGCGATCGCCTCATCACGTAATACGCAAATTCGATGGCCACCTGACAAAATTGTTACTCCAAGACACAATTTGTCGCACTTCATCAGCGTCCATAAGACATTTTGCGCCCACCCCGCCCCTTGGAGTGTGAACTTTTGCACACTTTTCGCGATTTTGAGGCACCGCTGGCACCTGGCATACCTTCTGCAACTAGATATGCGCTCCGGGAGAAAGGCTCCTGGTGAATTCACAAACTGAGGACTCTCATGAACGTTCGCACTATCCGCAACCGCGCACAAGCCGGCTTCACCCTTATCGAATTGATGATCGTTGTGGCGATCATTGGTATCTTGGCTGCTATTGCGATTCCCCAGTACCAAACCTACGTTGCGAAGTCGCAATTCACCCGCGCAATGGGCGAAGCTGGCAGCCTGAAGACGGCCGTCGATACCTGCCTGCTTGACGGCAAGACTGCTGTGGGCACTGCTGCTGGTGAGTGCGACCCTGCTGCCAGCGCTTCGACCCTTCTGACCGGTGCGGCTCAAGCTGGTGCTCCTGCAGCTGTTGCCAATGTCAACGGCTATCCGACCGTTGCACTGGGCGCCACTTCCGCCGCCACCTCCACCGTCACTGCAGTTCTGGGCAACGCTGCTGCTCAGCCGCTGAAGACCAAGACCATTACTTGGACTCGCGCGGGCGACTCCGGTACGTGGACCTGCACCACCAACGCCGACCAAAAGTATGTTCCGGTCGGTTGCACGGTCGCTCCGTAAGCTTAGCCTTCACTGCTCGTAAAGCCGCCTCAGGGCGGCTTTTTTATTCTTCTTGAGATCTTCCATGAATCGGGCCAATGTACAAGCACGCGGGTTCACGCTGATCGAGTTGATGATCGTCGTCGCGATCATCGGAATCCTTGCAGCGATCGCCATTCCTCAATATCAAGCTTATGTTTTCCGATCGCAGGTCCAACGGGTCGTAGCGGAAGCTGGTGCCATTCGGCCGGCGGTGGATATTTGCTTGTTAAGCGGCAAGACTAGTGTTGGCGATCCTTCGGCTGCCCTTAACTGTGACCCTCAAGCCACCAGTTCCAATCTCCAGGCTACCGGAGGCAACGCAGCGCCATCAATTGCTGCCACATCGGGTGCAGGTGTTCCTCAAGTGACCATATCTGCCACTGCAGCTTCGACCATCGTTGCGACATTCGGAAATCTTGCTGGCGGCCCGTTGCAGGCGGCTCCCGCCGGGACCATCACTTGGTCGCGTGGCTTGAATGGCTCGTGGACGTGCAAGACAGCCAACGTAGATGCCAAGTATGTGAGCTCAACGTGCCCGCTGTAGAAATTGCCATCAGCGTACGCCGCGTCGGCCATCAGAACTGGTAGTTGTAGGTGGTGCTAGTGCCCGACGACTTGGTTTCAGTCGAGGTAGCAGAGCCCCCACCAGTGATGCCAGCCGACACATGCATGGCCGACATCGCGCCAGCGGCGAGCTGCGCCGAGAACTGCCCCAGCGCCTTGGCGGCCTCGAGCGCAATCTGCGCCTGCTGCACCGCGTTCTGAATGCGCGCCTGGTACTCGCTGATCTGCATCTGCGCGTAGGCGATGTTAGTGCGCGTGTTCATGTCGGCAAAGCGAGACTGCATCTCGGCGTCGGCCACCACCGCGTTGGTCTTCGCGCGCCAGCCCTCCACCTGCGCCTGGTACACCTGGGTGCCGTAGAGCACCTCGCGTAGGCTCGCGTCGATCCGTGCCTTGAACCCGTCCACGTCGGCCAGGAATTTCGAGACCTTCGTGCGCGCCGCTTCCATCTTGATCTGCGCGCCCTTGACCTTGATTTCGGCCTTATTGGTCACGGCCTGCACCGTGGCCGCATAGGCACGCGACTGGGACTCCAGCACACCGGCCTTGGCCGCTTCGCCCTTCACGCGCGACTCGTACGCATCGAACTTCGCCTTCTCGGCGCCCACCTGTTCAGCGAAGGCCTGCACGTCAGCACGGTAGGCATCGAACTGGTTCTTGATGACGTCGGCGCGCACCTGGGCGCCGCGCATCAGCGACGTGAAGACCTCGACCGTCGACTGCACGCCGGCCAGCTTCGCCTTGAACACCTCGACGCGCTGCTGGTTGATCTGCCCCAGCGCCACCTGGCCGTCGACGGCGGCCTTGTACGCCGTCAGCTTGGCCAGCGCCGCGTCAAGGCGCGTGCGGAAGACCTGCGCCAGCGTCCCGAACGCGGCGTTCTGCGCGTTGAAGAGGCTCACGCGCGCGTTGAACACGTTGATCTGGCTCTCGGCGCCGAAGCGCGCGACCTCGAACAGGCGCTTGGCCATGTTCTCGTAGAGGTTCTGGGTCAGTTGCTCGAGCGCCATGCCCTGCTGCACCGCGAAGCGGATGTTCTCAATCTCCCACTGCGCGGCCTGAATCAGGATGTCCCGGTTCAGCTCGGAAGCCTTCAGGCGGCCCTGCTCGCGAATCACCGCGGACTGCTTCGCCAGCATGCCGGGCGGCATCGAGAAGCCGCGGGCGGCCCAGGTGTCGACCGCTTCCTGCACCGCGCGCGTCGTCTCCGCACTGTCGCGCTCGCGCGCACGGGCAAACAAGGCCTGTTCGATCGGCGCCGGTAGTCCGGTGCCGCCCGCCATCATGGCCTTCACCTTTGCCTGCAGGTCGTCCAGGACCTCGGACTCGTAGGCGGGCTCGGCCCAGTTGATGAAGACGTTGGGCACGGTAATGCCATCGGCGTTCGGCGGTGCGGCGTCGAAGGTCGGCAACTCCGGGAATTCGAAGGCAGGGAGCGTGATGCGCTCCAGCGCCTCCATCTCCGGCATGACGATCGCCGGCGCCGCGGGCAGCTCGACATTGGTGTCGATCTCTGGCCGCAGCGGCGCCGCGAGGTCGGCCATGCCAGGTGCTTCCGGAATGTTGATCGGGATGGCCGTCGGCGGCTCGGGCAAGTCGCCCAGGTCGCCGAGATCCAGGTCGTTGAGCAGCGCGTCGATGTCGATGTCGTCGGGCGCCGACGGCATCGAGAGGTTTGGCGGGCTGAATACCGGTGCGTCGCCGAGGTTGATCGTCGGCGGGTTCGCCACTGGCGCGGCCGGCCGCGTCGGCGCGGGCACGTCCGCTACCTTTACCTCGCCGATCTGCGCAAGCGCGCTGCTCAGCATCGCGTTGTAGCGGTTCGCCAAGCTCTCGATCTCGGCCATCTTCTCGGTGACGGTCTCGACCGCCACACCCAGGATGCTGTCTGGTGCAATACCCATCACACTCTCCTTTTCGTCGGCGCCACATTGACGCTCAGGTCGTTGATGTGCCCTCGCTTGGCGTTCAGCCGAAGCGCGAAGCTGAAATGCCGCCCGCGCAGGCCGCGGCCGAACACGAAGCGGCCGTTGGTCAGCCGCTTGGCGGCTTCTGGCTGCAGGGCATAGGCGTAGGTCTGGGCCTCGCCCGACTGGGTGGTCGTGACCTCCATGGTGGCGGTCCCATCCTCCAGTTCGTATTCGAGGAAGGCCTGCAGCGGGTGCGCCAGCACGCCCTGCCCGACGTCGACCGGCGCCGTGCGCAGCACAGCGCTTTGAGTGGTCGGCGTGTCGAGCGCGAACACGCCGTCTTCGGCCAGTCCATAGAGCGCGCCGTCGATGACCACCAGCGCGGCAAAGGGCACCGGGTCATAGCGCGACATCGCCCAGGAATCGGTGTTCGCCGTCCAGGCCTGTGTTCGCAGCGGCTCCCCGACCATCTGGTCGTCGGCCGTCGCGCTGTCGCGCACCACGTCCACGGCGCGGAGTCGGTCGAACACCTCGTCAGCTACTCGCGCCATCTCGGATACAGGCGCGCCAGTCTGGCGCGCGTCGAAGACCTCGTCGGTCGCCGCGGCCGCCGACACTGCCAAATCCGCCGCGTGAAGCACGCCGGTGGTGAAGTCTTGGGCCTGCGCCGTCTCCTGCACCAGCGACGTGGCAAAGCTGGGCGCCGCGTCGGAGATTCGCGCCACCTCTAGGACCACGCTGCTGACTCTGCGGTGCGCCAGCACCTGGTCGCTCGCAACAGCCGACTCGATCACCAACGAGCCCGTGCGCTCAATCACCTGGTCGCTGATCTGTGCGCCGTCGACATGGACGACTCGCAGTCGCCCGAGGGTCAGGTCGGAGGCGGCAGCGCGCTCCACGATCGCCTCGCGGCTCGTCCGGGCGTCGATGACCTGGTCGCTCAGCATCGCCTGCTCGATCACGATGCCTCCGGGCCGGTCGAGCACCAGGTCGGATGCCACGGCAATGTCCGTGTGCAGCACCAGGAGTCCAAACAGCAGCGCGCTCGACGCGCGCGCGATTTCCTCGGTCACGCTGGCCAGCCCGAGCCACACGGAACTGCTGGCAACGGCGGTTTCTTGAATGTCGTCTCGGTAGCTACTCATTGATGACCCCGATGAAGTGGTGCGCGCTGCGGTTGTCGGCCAGCGCCGTGTATCCCCAACGCCGGCGCAGCCCGTTCTGGTCCTGCTCGTAGATGCTCGCGTAGCTGCTGTCGCCAATGGCCACATGCACCGCATCGCGATAGAAGTAGGTCTGCTCTTCCGGCGAGAAGCCGAAGTACCAAGAGTGGGGAATGTCCCGGTGCGCGACGACAGAGCCAGCGCCCTTCATCGACACGCTCAGCCGTCCCGACTGCTCAGCGGGGAACAGCTTCTCACTGGAGAACGGCTCGAAGCCCGGAGCCTCGCCTCCGATGACAACCCCGCCAGCGCTGCGTGCCCGACGAGCGAGAGGTGTAGGGGCCGCAAATGGCCGTCACGTCGAGGAATCCGCCCGGAGGCAGGTTGTACCAGTTACCGCTGTCCGCGTAGTCGCTCACCTCGGTGGGCGAATAGACCAGCGTGTCGATGTACACGGGCACGCCGTCTTTCGAAGGCGGGTCGCCCTTGTTGTGGTTGTCCGTCTGGCCCATCCAATGGAACAGGTTGTCGTAGCACCAGAGCTGGTAGGAGGTCGGGTCCGCCATCGCGAACTGCTCGGTCTTTTCAGTCTCAGCCCGGCCCGAAGTGCCAGCGGTGTAGGGATAGAGGATGCAGTCGCGCTCGAACACCGGCACACACGCTGCCACGTCGATGCCGAAGCCCGACGTACTCTTCACCGTAGTGCGGTGCATGTAGTAGCGGGCCCGCGAGAGCGAGCCCACGCAGTACAGGATCGGTGGCGTCGCGAACGCGGGCTGGCCATAGCCCATGTCCGTGCCGGTGATGTGGGTCGTGGTGCTGACCGGCGGCGCCACCTGCCGGTCGTCGAAAGCCGAGGTGTAGAAGTAGCCCATCAGGCCGGAAAGCCCGGTGGTCTCGGTCTTTTCCCACTGCCCGACGATCATGTACTTCTCGAAGGTGCTCTGCACCTTCTCTTGAACCTTGCGCTCGTCGTAGAAATACTTGACGACCTGCAGCTCGTCGTCGACGTAGCAGCCGAAGACGATGGTGTCGCACTTCACCGCCGGGCCCGCGTAGTCATCGGACACCATCACGAACGACTCGCAGCCTTTGCCGCTCAGCTCGGGAAATTTCAGGCGCCCCATCGACTTTGGGTTCTTGCCGGGCCAATACATCGGGCCCGAGCCAACCTGCGCCACGTTGCCCTGGTGAGCGGCGATCGGCTCAAGCTCGAGCGCGTCCCAGTAGTCCTTGTCGGGCCCGTTCGACACTCCGGCTCGCGCCAGAATCTGAGCAGCCGTCGCGCGGCGGACCTTGTACGCGATCGCGCGCGCGCGGTGCGATCCGTCGCGCAGTTGCTCGAAGAGGCGGGTCAGGTAGCCTTGAGCACGGGCCGTCTCGTCTTCGCCGTCGAACTGCCATGAGGCCTTCAATCGCCCGCCGTTGGCGGCCACGCCCAGCTGCAGCTTCATCTTGTAGGCGTGCGCGCGCAGCAGGCCTGTGCCGTCTCGGTCCCAGCAGGTGTTGAAGCCCTCGCGCCCGCGGCTGTTGAAGGACCATCCGCCGGCGGCATAGAAGGCTTGGTGCGAATAGAAGTCTGAACAGTCGCAAACCTTGATGAACACCCCGGCTCGCCGCCACGCCTCGAAGTCCTGCTCGTCGTTTGGGAAGGTCTCTCCCGAGGGAAGGCCTCCGAAGCGGTCGAGCACCTTCAGCAGCTCTCCATCGCCGACCTCCTCCACGTAGTCACGGAAGGCCGCGGCGGTGGTAGCCGGCACCAACGGAAGGGGCATGGCGAAAACGCCGCGGGCATTGATGCGCAGCAGCCATGGCTTGTTGCCGCTGTCGAAGGACACGGCGTTCCCCTCCGCATGCTGATAGCCATACTGGAACTGGCCCTCGCGATCCGGGAAGCCCGTGTAGCCCGGCAGGCGCAGGCCCGCAATCTCACGCCGGATCTCTCGCATGAAGCGCTCCGGCACACGCATGCGGGCCCGCTCGATCGGGTCATCCGGCAGGTCGACCAACAGCTGCCGGCCGTAGCCACCAACAACCTGCGCCACCTCGGCCATCGCGCCGCTGTACCAGGTCGGCCGGTGCTTCACGAATTGGGTGAAGGTGTAGATGCCGCTGTATTCGGGGCGAAAGTAGGCAAACCGGTCCTGGTAGTCGATGCGGAAGCGCTGCAGTGCCACATCCTTGGGCGGCAAGTCTTCATCCTCCTGGTAGCCCACGAGGCGCCGCCGCGTCTGCTCGGTCAGCTTGATACCTACGCCCTCGCCCTCCAGCACTTGTGCGCGCGTGATGACGCCCGAGAACAGCATGGGCACGTTCGTCTCGGCCAGACCGGTGACTTCGTGCTCTGGGCTCTCGTGCCGCTCGAGCACCAGCACGCGGAACACGCCGCCCATGTCGATCGCCACCGCCTGCCGGCCGCTGGGCAGGTCCGCGACGCGCTTCAGGCTGTCCAGCGCGGACAACTGCTTGAAGTTGGTCACGGCCCTGGCCAGCCGCTCGACAGCGGCGGCGTCTTCGGGGGACAGCTCCGCCTGCTCGGCAAAGCGCCCATAGGGGCGCGGCGCGTGCATGGATCAGACGGTCAGGCTCAGCCGGTAGCCCACGTCGTAGGTGTCGGCGTTCTGGAACACGCGCGCCGCGGCGTACTTCGTCGCCGACACCAACGCGCCGGTGGTGCCGCCCCTGGTGTTGTTCGTGAGCAATGCCGCGCCAGTGACATTCAGCTGCCCGGCGGTGGCAATCGTGACGGTTGCGACCGCAGCCATGTTGTCGATGCTGTTGCCGGCCGTGTCGACCGGCGTCCACACCGGGCGGGTCGGGCTCGTGTAGCCCTCGGTCAGGCTGACGTTTTCAGATGCGACAGCGGCAAAGCTCGCCGCGGTCCAGTTCGCCGCAGGTGCAGCCGCGCCGCTGAACAGCGCCAAGTAGGCGCCCGCAGGCTTCGCCTTGCCACCCAGCGCCACGTTCAGGATATGCGCGAGGCCTTCCGTCACGATCAGATTGGGCGTGCGCTGCCAGGCGCCACGGTTGATGCGGTCGAAGTACTCGCCGGCGGCGTGCACGCCCAAGGTCGGAAATGCGAGCCCGGTCTCGGTGACGTCGAAGATCTCGCGATCGAGGGCCCGAACGAGCGCGCGGGCCAGCTTGTTGCGCAGGGTCATAGGAAGCTCCAGTGGTCCTATGCCGCACTCCTGCGCAGCTAAATGGGCCCGACAGTTCGCCGGGCATGAAAGCCTCAGGCTACCGCGGTCAGCAGCCGGCGGCCAAACACTACAGAGGTCCCGGCCCGCGCCGCTATGCCCTTCAGCACGCCGGCCTGCAGCTCAACCAGCGCACCGGCGGCCGTGCCCACCACGTAGCCGTTGTCCGCCAGCCAGACCGCGGCCTCACTTCCGCCGGACGTGAGATCGGCGCCGAGGGCATCCGGGGACACGAGGATGGCGCTGCCTAGCACAGGCGCACGGCCGCCCTTCTTCTCCACCGAGAACTCATCGGGAGTGCTGCCCCGCAGGAACGCCACGTGATCGACCTGGCCGACCCACACGCCGGCGTCGACCGGCTGCACGAACGTGATGCGCTGCGGCATCTGCACGAACCCGTGCCGCTCGTCGTGCAGGTGATAGGCCAGCGCCTCGGACCATCGAAGAACGTTGCCACGGGCGGTCAGCAGCCGGCCGCGCCACTGCGCAAGAAACCGCCCCGTAGGCATCGGCGACAGGTGGCGGAACTGCGCAGCCGCGCCAAGCTGCGGCAGCAGCGGCAGGTGGATCGTCGCGGTGCCGGCCGGCCAATCTCCGGCGCGCAGCAGCTCACCACCGTCTTGTCGTGTCAGGTACAGCCGGGCGCCAGTGAGCGCGGGGTCGAGCCAAATTGGCAGCGCGACCTCAAGCGCGCCGCTCGCTCCCACTTCGACCGTGGCGAGCTCGGAGGTGGCGGATTCCTGGGTGCCGCGTAGCCAGGCCAGCGCCGCGCCGTAGGTGCCGGGCTCCAGGGAGCCGCTTCCGGCCGTCAGCAATGGCGCGGGCGGTGTCTCCACGGTCAGCCGCTGCGCCGCGCTGCCGTCGTAGGTGAACAGACCGGCGGGTCCAGCAACGCACACCAGGCTGTTGAGTACGACGTGCCCCGCTCCCTCGCCCACGGTAGCCAGCGTCTCGTGAGTCCAGTTTGCCGGGTCGATCTTGACCCACTGGCCATCGAGCGTCCCGAAGGTATCGCGATGCAGCGGGCTCTGCCACACGTCGCGGTACCGGACCGTCGAAACGCGCCGCTCGCCCGCGCGCACGCTCGCCCGGCCCGCCGGCGTGATGTCCACGTTCACCGCGTCGCGCAGGTACACCCGGGCCGAGTCCCCGCCGCGCTTCATCGCCTCGTCCTCGGCCACGTTGTTGATGCCGGCCAGCGGCATGAGGGAGATGTCGTCCATCAGAAGGCTCCTTTCCGGTACTGGTCTGCGTTGCCGTCGGGACGAATGAAGTGCACCGCGGGCTTGGCATTGGGCACGCCCAAGGCGGGCAGGTCCACACCCACAGGCGCCAAGGTGCGCGTGGCCGGGCCCGGCGGCATGAAAGCGTTGCGCACGTGCATGCGCGCGGCGAAGTTCTCGGGGTCGTACTCGCTGGCGAAGGCCTCGAAGCCGAGCGGCTCGAGCCCGCGGATGCGCAGCGAGATCCACGCCGACCCGAAGAGCTTCGCGTCAAACCCGCTGGGTATGGTGGGCATCAGCGGGCCCACATGCAGCGACTGCCACTGGTACGGCGGGTCACCGCGCGAGGAGCCCATTCCGAGTGCATTGAAGCCGATGAGCGGGAAGCTCCGGTGCAGCAGCGAAATCCAGGTCACACCGAAGTCCGGCGGCACCAAGCCTACCGGCTTCACGGTCTGCGGCCCGAGGTACGGCCCACGCGCCACGGCCGTCTGCCCGAACACCTGCATGTCTGCACCGCCGAACTGCTTCACGAACTGCGTGCCGTCGCCGACGATGACCCAGCCCATGCGATAGGCCTGCATGCCGGCCGGCTCCAGGTAGCGGCGGTGCAACTGCACAGACGCGGTGCCGTACAGCGCGGTGTTCCCCACCGAGTTGGGCGATAGGACACCGCGGTATGTACGCACCGAATGCCGCCCGAAGCGCGTGCCCGGCCCGTATTCCACTGTTTGGCCGACGTAGTGAAGATTGTTGGCCCCGTGGTTGCGGATGGCCTGCGCCGGCGCCTCCACCACGGCCCAGATCGTGTGCGGCGTGATCCGCGCTGGGGAAGGCTCAAACACCTCGGCGCCCGGCCACTCCTGAACCGTGAGCACGCGCCTCTTCAGGCCCACGGTCGGCACGCCATAGCCGTCCACCTTGATACCGGCATCGACCATGATTCCGTTGCTGCGCACCGTTGCGTCGCCCACCTTCAGCGCGTCAATGCCGAAGGGATAGAGGACGTACTGGTTCAGCCCCGGCTTGCCGAATGCGCTCAACGAGTCCACCGGCTCGCCATCCTGAATGATCCACTGCGGCGAGTACGGCGGTGCGCCGGTCCGAGTCACCACCAGCTTGTCGCCGATGCGCATGAAGTTGTTGCCCGGCACCGCAAGGCTCTGCTTGCGGTCCGCGATCTTGGCCTGGCCGAACAGCTGCATGCTGTTGCCATCAGGCGCCACGGGGCGGAACTGCAGGCGCACGAAGGCGTCGCCGAACTCCTCGGCATTCCAGCCGTAGCCGCGCATCTCCGGGGTGACGTTGTGCACGCGTGGTTCGCCGAAGATGTCCTGGTGCGCCCACTTCGGCGCCACGATGTTGAAGTGGATGGTCAGCGCGGCCAGGCCGACGCGCACCATGTCATCGCCCTTCGGATCGACGTAGCGCGTGTACAACTTGACCTCAGGCAGCGGCACGTCGGGCGGCTGGATGGCATACCGCGGCTCCAGCGCCACGGTCCGAATGGCAAAGTCGATGAAGGCGACGCCGAACGCCGCCGAGTCAAAGTCCCCGACGCGCTGGTAATAGCGCCGCGTGTTCTCCAGCGCGGCCGTGCCGAACAGCTGAACGCCAGCACCGGCGGGCGCTAGTACGCGCGCGGCGTTGTAGACCGCGGTCCAACTGAGCACCGGCGGCGGCTCGATGCCGTCCATCGGAAGGCGCCGCACGCCATATGCCACGAGGCCGGCGGGCGCGGTGCCCGGGAAGCCGGGAGGCGTCATACCCGATGGCGCGATCACCCGTGCGTTGTTGTAGACCAGCGGCTCGCCCGGCCGCGGTGGCGCGGTGCTGAATGTGGCGACCGTCTTGTTCCGGTTCTCGATGGCTGTCCACTGCGACCATGGAGGCGGATTCAGCCCGTCATTCGGGTCGTAGGCCTGCAGCACGAACTGCCGCAGGTTATAGGCCTGGGCGCGCCCCCAACGGTACTGCTCCTGCACGTTGGTCTCGAAGCCGGGCGGCCGTACGTAGGTCAGGTAGTTCTTGATCGCAGTCGCGCCCCAAACCTCGCGGAAGCCCTGCGGCGCCACAGTCTGCGAGATCGGGATGATGCGCGTGCCGAAAGCTGACGAGTCCCACCCGAGCGGCGCGAGGAAGCGCGTGCCGCCCACATTCGGCCGCGCCACCGCATCGAGGAACGCTCCCGCGGGCGCGACCAGGCGCGTGCCCTGGCTGATCCAGGCCGTGCCGAAGCCCGGTGTCGGGATGCCCGCGTTCAGCTGGGCGTACTGCCTGTCGTGACTAACCCGGTTCGTGTTGGAGATGCCGGTGGCCACCAGCCCGGTCGGCAACAGGTAGCGCGTGTACAGCCAGATGGTCGGGTTCGCACCCCACGTTGGCGCCGCGATGTTGCCAGCGGCGACGTAGCGGTTCCGGTTGATGATGGTCGGATCGCCAGCGTACGATGCGACGAAGCCGCCCGGGAACAGGCGGCGATTCTTCAGCACCACCGCGCTGGCGCCGATGGCGCTGTGATCGCTGCCAGGCGGCGTGATCCTGCGTTGACCGAATGCCACCAGCGCGGTGCCGAACGCGAGCTGGCTCGCAATGCCCGAGGGTCGCAACGCACCAGCTGCGTTGCGCACCTGGTGCGTGCCCATGTTGAGGCTGTCGAAGCCGTTGGGCGCCGCGAAGGTCAGGTAGCTCTGGAGCGCGGCCGCACCGAAGCTGTTGGAGTCCCAGCCAGTCAGCGGGACATACTTGTCCTCGGAAGGCAGCGTCCACAGGCCATCGCGCACGCCGACCGCAGGCGTGTAGGCCGCTTTGCCAACCCAGCTCGCATTGATCGTCCATCGCGGCGGCGCGTACTGGTAGGGGAAGATGGCGTAGGTGTCGCCGAACACCAGTTGGGAAAATCCTGCCGGCCGCACGAACTGCTGCTGCGTGATGACCGGCTCGCCCATTGCCTCCGAGTGGAAGCCCGGCGGGTTGGCATAAGCACGCTGCTGATCCCACGTCACCGAAAGCGACGCGCCGATGGTTCGGATGTAGACAGGCTTCCCGACCCAGGACGCCACGAGGTCGTACTGCGGCGGCCGGTAATTGAAGACCTTCGTGAGCGCAAACGTCGTGCCCCACCGGGTTTGCTCGCCAGCGCCGGCGCCAGCCGCGCGCTGCTGCCCGATTACGCCCGGCGTGCCCACGGCGCCTTCGGCGCTCGCCGGCTGGTAGATCCACTGAGTTGGCGTGACCCAGGTGCCAAGGATGGCGCGCGCGGGACCGCGATAGGTCGGTGCCCCGACCCACGAAGTGTTCAGCGGGCTGGTCGGGGGCGTGTACGGCATCGCTAGACCGGCTGCGGCTCCGTCTGCGCGAAGAACAGGTCGTTCAGTAGCTCGCCCGCGGCCGTCATGAATTGCACGTCGAACGGCCCGATGTCCGGCACACGCAAATCATAGTTTCCGGTGGCTGCGTTCGAGGTCGTCTGAGCGGCAAGCTCACCGGTATCGCGCCGATGCGCGCGCACCACGCGCGCCACCGGGTTGTTGCTGATGTCGCGCACCGTGCCGGTGATCTTGTAGGGGGTGTCGTAGGTGATGACGAATGGCGTCAGCCCCGAAACGGCGCCCCACACGGCGTTTCGGTAAACAGGCGACTGAATGGGGTACGGCGCCCGCGTCGAAATCTTGAACTTCGACATGGTGCGCGACGGTAACGTGGAACCATTGCTGTGCCGCAGATAGACCGCATCTTCCGTCGGGTCAGGATCAACGGTCAGGCTATAGCCCGCGCCGATCACGCCTCCCGCAGTCAGCGCCGTGAAGTCGTTGAAAGTCTGCGTATCCGCGTTGAACTCGGCGATGTAGGGCGACGAGCTGAATGCAAGCAAGAACGAGTTGGCGGTCGTCGGATGCCGCACGATTGGCTTGATGTACGAGGTAGCAGGGGTGTACTTGGTGCTCGCCGTGTATCCGAAGCTCCGCACCATTGTCGATGCGTTGTAAATCGCCAAGTACGGGGACGACGAACACATGACCAGGAAGCGTGTGCTGTCCGAGGTGAAGGCGAGACCGTAATTGCTTCCGCCGCCAGGCACCGTCACCGCGTCGGTGTAGGCCCACGTTGACGTGTTGTACATGCGGATATAGGGCGTGTTGCCGTGCGTCACCACCATCTTGGTGCCGTCGGGCGAAAAGTCGATCCCGTAAATGCTGCCAAGTCCGGTCGCAGACACGCTCACAAGAGAGTGGTCGCTGCGTCTGAACACATATAGGAACGGCGAACCAGATCCTCCAATTGCGTAGAAGTCGTTGGAGATCGCGCAAACGTTCGCAGTCGATGCAAAGCCAGCCGCAGGGGTGACCGGATTTGCCAGTGTGTTCATGTCTGGGTAGTACCGGAAATTGGCGCCGGAGGTGCTGGAGTTGAACGTCACCACGCCGGCTTTCAGATCCGGCGCGAGCGCTGCAAATGCACCGTTACTACCAACACTGGGGTAGGTGATCGAATCCGAAGACACCAGCAGCGGATCGAGCCCTTGCCGCATCTCAAGGATCCGCCCCATGATGTTTTCGCCGTAGAAGATGCCCGACATACGATGGCCCATGTTCGTCCTCCTTCAGCGTCCGCCGGAAAGGTGACTCGCGGGGCTCACGCGCCGTCCTTCAACACGCCAAATGGCGTCTCGTTGGGCCAATAGCCCTTGGCATCGTGCCAGGAGCCGTACTCCCCCAGCAGCGCGTCATCGCCGCGCTGAGCGGCATAGCGCAGCGCATAGTCGATGGCCCACTGCTGCGAGTCGCGCTCGGGCGGGCACGGCGCCAGCTCGTGCACGAACATCTGGAATGGCGGCAGCGCGCCGACCTTGCGCCAGTCGATGGCAACAGGCGCGGCCGGCGTGAGCTCGATGGGCTTCGGCGCGATGCCTTCAACGCCGACGCGCTGCGGCGCTGGCTTCTGCGGCTCGGCCGCGGCGGGTTGCGTGTCTTGCACTCCTGCGCTCATGGTCGTCAGACCTTGAAGATCTTGTTGGTGCCGTTGTCCCAGGTGACGATGATGTCGCCGCCGTTGGGGGTGATGGGCAGGCCCGTGGCCGTGTCGATGTAGGCGATCAGGGGCGAGGTGGACTCGGTGCCGGTGTCACGGTAGATCACGATGGCCTCGATGCTCGCGCCCGACACCGCGGTGAAGGTCACGTCGGCGCCGTCGGCCGCGCCACCCGAGGTCGTCTTCGCGGTCAACGTCACCGGCCCGGCAATGCGCGCCGAGGTCGGGATGTCGGACAGGTACTGGTGGATTGCCGTCTGCGGCGTGTAAGCGCCGGTGTCCACCAAGATGATCTTGATGGTGTCGGTCAGCCAGTTGAACTGGCCTTCCAAAAAGCGCTGCCGAGCAGCGTCATACAGGGTGTTTGCCATTTGCGGCCTCTTCAGTAGAAGAGGCGCACTCCTGCGCGCCGGTGTGGATGCGCCCGCCTGGGCGCACGATCGGGGTCTTGGGGTCAGCGCAAATCGCGAGGCGCGCGCGCTGGCCCGACTTCTGGGTGAGCGTGACCATCACGTCGCCGATGCGCACGGTCTCGCCCGCGCGCAGTTCGATGTGGTGAAGGGTGCTGGCCATTACGAGTGCACCACCGTGACGTGGTCGGTGTCGTCGCGCGTGCTGCGCCGCAGGTCCGAATCAGGCAGCGGACCGAAGTAGGCCGAGAACTCGGCCTCGGCAGCTGCCGAGCGGGCTGGGTCGAACGTCTCGGTATCGGGGATCGAGAAACCGCGATGCAGCGCCCACTGCACCAGGTGCTCGTGGTGGGCCGCGTGAATTTCCGGAGCGTCGGTGTTCTCCACCATTGGCGCGAGCGGCAAGCGGTACCCCTCGATGCGAAGGACGCCAGCGCGCACAGGCGTGCTCACGAGCCTGATGGTCGTTTCCCCCTGGATGGCGAACAGGATCTCGCCGGCTTGCAGGTGCTCGCCGGCGCGCCAGCCCGGGCTTTTGCGATCGAGCCATTCCCGCGTCACCAGTTTCGGCGTCGTCGTCTCGAACTGGGCACCCTCCACCTGCAGGTGCACCAGCTCATAGAGGGCTGCGTGCAGCGGGTAGGTATGCCGGCCGGCTTCGATCGCGACCTCGCAGATTTCCGGCTTGGCGTCCTCAAGCAGAAGCCGACCGCGCACGGCCGCCTGCGCCTGCGCGTCATTGAGCCAGTCGCGCACGTCGGCGTCCGGCCAGAACGGCGGGATTTCACGATCGAACGCGAGCGTGCGAAAGCGACGGATCAGGTCCTGCAGCGTCATGGATCAGGGCACGCCGTACTGGTCGATCATTTCGACGATGCGCGCGCGCATGTTCTCGACAGAGAGGTTCTTCGGCACCTTCTGGCTGAACTTGGTGACGCCGAACTCTTGCAGCCCGTCCTTGTCCATCGAGTCGAGGGTCTGCACAAGGTCGAGTCGGTTCTGCTCTGCGAGCTTCTGATCGTCTTCGAGCTTCTTGGCCGCGGCGAGGCGTTCCTGCGTGTCATCCTCAGGTTGCTGCGTGGACTCGGTCTTGCCCTGCGCCCCGTCGCCTGTCGGCGCATCGGAGGTCTGGGCGGCGGCACCACTCTCGCCAGAGTCGCCGTCGCCCGTCGCTGCGACAGGCGGTTGCGCGGGAGCCGGGACCGGAGCAGGCGGCGGAGCTACCGGTTCGAGCACGGCCTTCTCGAAGCAGTCGCCGTGCCGCAGAAACTTCGCGACGAGATCCAGATCGGTGATGAGGCGCACCTGGCCAGGCACGAACGGAAGGTTCGAGCCGTAGAGCCGGTCATAGAACGGGTCTTCGCGCCCGATGTACTTCACGGGCACGCCATTCGTGTTGGTGGGCATGAGAGGTCCTTGAGTAGAGGGAACAAGGGAAGGCGATACCGCCCTCCCCGTCGACATCACTTCGCGCCCAGGCGCTCGCCGTGGACGATGAAGTCGATGCGGCTGACCTTGGCGTTAACCGCGCCCGCCAGCGTCAGCACCAGAAAGGCTTCCTTCGCCAGCGTCACCGGTGCCTTCGACGAGCTCGTGCGCAGGCGGGCGGCGGCATTGAGCACGATGCCGGCACCGAAGTAAGCGAGGTCCTGAGGCACCTCGGCACTGTCTTCGCCGTCGGCATACTCGAAACCGACAGAGCCGGTCACGGCCGCCGTCATGGCGATCGAAACGATCGATTGCAGGTCTTCGAGACGGAAGCCCGCCGGCAGGCTCTGCAGGTACACCTTGTCGCCGACGCCGAGAGGCGTGGTCGCATTCGCACGTACAGCTGCGCCGGTGGCGTCGGTTTCGAGCGTGGCCCGCAGCGTGGTGACGTTGCCGTAGGCGGCCATGCCGCCGAACTGGTTGATGCCCAGTCCCTTGAGTTTGATGTTGGCCATGTGTGGCTCCTTGATGGGGTGAGGGGAGAGAGGCCGGGTTGCCCCGGCCCTGGGTCATCAGCCGCGCGGCTTGATGATCGGCACCACCGTGTCGAGGACCGTCACACCGTGGTCGGTGAACTGGGTCTCGTCGCCATGGTCGATAGCGAAGCGGACCTTGGACATGCCCAAGATCGCGCCGATCAGGATTTCCAGCTTGTCGCCGTGGTCGTCCTTCTCTTCGCTCCAGAAGAACGGCATGCCGCTGTGCTCCGAGGCGCCGAACGCCTGCGCGAGACCTTGGCCGCCCATCAGGATGGCGCGGTCGATGGCGAACTTCGTGGTGAAGCTCGCCGGCACGACAGCGGCCGTCTCGTTCTCGGAGTCGTACGCGGCGCAGTAGCGGATGGTGTCGCCGGCGTAGAAGCGGATCGGCTTGGGCATCTTCACCATGAGGATGCCGCCCCACAGGCCAGCTTCCATCAGGAACAGCGGATGGTCCTTGGCCAGACGCGCACGGGCCACCGCATTCGCCTGGAAATTGCGGAATGCCGGGTCGGTGGCGAAGCCGCTGTACTGCGCAGGGGAAAGCAGCATCACCCGGATCGGGCTGTCGGTCGCGGCCTGGTCGTCGTCGAACTTGACCGGGGGCGGGGGCAGCGGAATCTGGTCGATGTAGGTGCGCACGGCATCGACAGTTCCCATCTTCAGCAGGTCGGTCGAAGCGATGTCGACCTCGCCGGCATTGACGGTGAACTGGTCGATCGCGCCGGCCTTGGCCATGAAGTGGCGGTTCTTGGTCGGCGCCTTGACGCGGTTAACCAGGATCTCGGAGAACGCGGGGTGCGTCTCGACCGGCACGCGCCACTCGATGTTGTCGTGGAAGCCGCGCGCGCCGGCCGCGTGGACCAGGGTGGACTGGTCTAGGTAGTCGTCCATCTTCTGCTGCGCCAGCGGGCGCCCGACACGGCGCAGGTCCACGGGGCTGCGGATCTGCGACATCACATCGCCCATGTCGATCGGGAAGCGCGCCTGGTTGACGCGCAGGCGGTCTTCGGACAGCTTGATGCCCACGCCGCGGCCCTTGGCGTACGCGCTGCCCATGATCGGGTAGCCACCGCTCGGGTTGATGAGGTTGAACTTCACCTCGTCGCCCTTGCCCTGGCCCAAGTCCTGCGCCTGCACGATGGGCATGTGGTTGCTGGACTGCTTCTTGATCGTGCTGATCGCACCTTCCAGCTTGGGCATCTTGCCGACCAGCCGGTTCATGGTGGTGTTGCGTTGCTGGCTGACGGCGAATACGCCAGCTGCTTGCTGGACCATCGCTTTCGGGTCGCCATACGCGGTTTGCGTCTTCGTTGCGGTCATCTAGACCTCCTTGTGTGTGGTGCTGCGTGGGCCTGATGGCTCACAGGGATCGGTTCAGGAACGCATCGATCTGCGCGGGCGACATGCCTTGCATGGCGTCGGCCATCGATACGGGGTCCATGGCCGCCAGTCGCTCGTGCGGCGACAGCGCGTCGGCCCGCCCGCCCGGAATGTCCGAGAGGGAGGCCGGCACGGCTGGTGCCGCGGCAGCGATGGCGGCTTGCGCCGCGACCTTGGGATCGGTCACGGCGGCTTGGCCTTTTCCAAAGGCCGGCGCCGCGGCGGGCGCGGCAGTGGCCTTCTTGAAATCGTTGAACAGCTCGACCACCTGCGACGTGGTGCCCTTCTCCAGCACGCCACGCAGCGTGGGCTGCAGGTAGCTGGGTTGAGCGCCGATCCACTGTTGCAACTCGGCGCTCTCCGCCACCGAGTCCGCGTCAGGGTGTGCCTTGTAGATGGCTTCGTAGTGCGCGTTGCGAGCGGTGTGCTGCTGTTGCTGCTGTAGCGGAGCGATCGCCTTGTTGATCCGCTCCTCCACGCGCTGGTCCACCAGCGTCGCAATGCCGTTCGCCAGCGCCTCCTCGGAGAAGTCGCCGAAGAGAGCCGGGTCCACCCCGCTGGCGATCGCCGCTTGCGCAGCCGCCACCTGGTTGTCCGTCTTCGTCGGCGCTTGCCCCGCATCAGCGCGCTGCTGCGCTTGGGTCTGCAGGTCAGCGAGTTGGCGCTGGGCCGTCTCCGCTTGCGCCTTCCAGTGCTGCTCGCCCTCCCGGGCCTGCACCAGCTTCTCGTAGGGGATGGTGTGTTTGCCATCTTTCGCGAGCAAGACGGCGTTGGACGCGTCGGGCTCGGCTGCGGGAGCTGCTGCCGGCGCCGCAGCGGGCGCTGGAGCGGGGGAAGGTGCAGGCGAAGCTGCCGGAGCGGCTGCGCTGCTGTTCGTGTTGGCGGCACCCGCTTCGGTAGAAGCGGCGGCGTCTGCAGCAGTGGTGGACGCGGGCGCGCCACCGTCATCCAGCCCGAAGCTGGTATCGCCCGATGCCGCGATCTCGAGGAGCTGCGCGGCCTGCTGCGGCGTCAGTGCGCCGGTGATTTCGTTGTTCTGGAAAAAGTCGTTGGATGTCGTCATGCCTGTCCCGCCACATATCGCCGTGGCCGCAAAGGGGCCAGCAATCCGGTGCGAGCCACATGGGCCCGCGCCATCTGCCTTGAATCCACGGCGTTGCCACCGTGACGTCGCCCCAACGCTCGCGCGCGGTGCTTGAGGGGCAGTTTCAAGAAGCGGGAGACAAAGGCGAAACCCTACAGGGGGGAACAAAAAAGCCGCCTCACGGGCGGCTTCGGGTTGCGCTCGGCAACCAGTACGGATGGATGACCGATCCTTCGATCAGCGCGGCAGGCGGTCCACTTTGATGTTTCCGAACATCCCGGTATTAATCAGCAGTTCCCAGACCTTCTTGAGGGCTTGCCCGGTCTCTTGGCTCACGAACAGAGACGACCGGCTGCCGCGAGGAGCGCCCAGAAAGTAGTGGCGCATAGATTCCCACGTCTCGGCGACCTGCGACCAGCGCCAGCATGGAACCTCCTTTTCCAGCATCAAAGGAAGCGCGATCGACAACGGAATCAGGCCATCAGATGGATGACGACGTTCCCACTCGCACTTGACCAGAACGGGGGTCGCGTTGGTGCTGTAGAACTTGGCGTCGAGCTTGCGGGCTGTGATACGGGCGGCGTGGCCCTCAGGGAGCTCGCTCACAGAAGCGATGATCTCGTCCGCGCCGTCGCCGTAGGGGCAGCTTATGAAGCCGTTCCGGAAGTACCTTGTGTGGTCCAGTCCCGCATACCCGCAGTCCGCGCCTGGCGTCGTACTTGGGCTGTGATCGTTGATGTAGTTGCTTACGAGTGGGTGCCACGAAGGGTAAGAGTCAACGGCAGGCCCGATTTCGTCCACGATTTCACGTAGGACGCTTTTGCTGAGCTCACGCTCATCGGCGTCGACGCCATGAAGGCGACCCACCAAGTAATCCTCCACTTCCTGGTAGCCGGCTTGCGCCGCTTCGTCTGCTCGGAATGCCATAGTTCGCACCTAAAGTTGATAGTCTGCGCATGATATAACGTTTTCATGCGAAGACCATTGACCTTGTGCGTGGCATGGTTTCCTTGTGGCCGACGATTGCTTCGAAACGCCCTGTCCTTTCGCGTTTAAGAGATCGCGGTTAATGCGAGTTCTACTAATTCATCAAGCACGGCTGCGAATAAGAAGTCCTGTACATTGGGGTCATGCCAATAAAGGGCCTGGACAGGATGGGCAATTGGAAACGAAACATATTGAGATCGAAAAGTGAGCACAAGTCCCATCGTTTCAATATTCACGTGTGCGCTGGCATTTCGGATGGCCTGTAGAACCTTGGCACGCTGCGCGTAACTTGATACAGCAGCAACGAAGAGCGCCTGATTCGCGTGCGCGAGCCTGGGAGCCATTCTTACCAAGACATCGGCATCACCCCACGTTGGTTCGTACCGCAATACAAAGTTTTGACCGGCCCAGTACGGGCCTGCACTATTTTTCCCTTTAGCCAGCACCGACGCCTGTGAAACGTGCTCCTCCGTAAGGGCGGAGGGATGAGCGGCCACTGCCGCACCGTTTCCATCCGTGGTCCCCATACAGGACTTCACAACATATTCACGGGCAAATAGGCCCCAGCTTTGCCACGCCTTTGAAACCAGACCCTCAAGAAGACTCTCTTCCTCAAGCGCGTACGGGGCGCTCAGCGCAGCAGCCCCTTTAGTGGTTGCAAAAGCTCGCAGATGAATAATTAGATCTGAAGTCCTGTCAGCAAATTCGATCCAACTTGCGTAAAGCGTCATGGCATTTATGCAAATTCACCCCTAAGCGCTTTGGCCAACCAACGAATGCGAATAATCCGCTGCGGCCCACGATTACCGCCTTCCGAGGCTGCCTTTACATACTCGCCAAAGACGCCGACATCGTTCTCTTCGTGGGCGGCCGCGAGCCTCCTAATAGACGCAAGTGCGCGATCACGATCAACAAAATATGCATCAATTGAGGTCAATCCTATCGCAGCCTGGTCCTCCGGTAGACCAAAGCGGTTCAAAATCAATGCGCACAGCAGTGAATGAAAGACGTGTTGCTTGGTGGCGTGAGTGCCCTGCAAATCCGAGAAGTTGTCGATAACCGTTTCAAACGCCCCAAAAATCTTTGCCTCAAACTCCTCTTGCGCATCAAATTCTTCGTCGTATTTTTTGTAAAGTGCCTTCAACTTGGCCGGACTAGAACTCACGGCCCCTTCTTCGACCGCCAAGCCCAGATCGGCAATGAATTCGGCATCAACCATTCGAACAATCTGCCGGCTACTCAGAATCTTCCAGTTAATCAGCACGTCGCCAAAGCGATCCAATGCCAAGTTGACCCAGTCCTTGAACTCTCCAAAAAACTCGCTGTGTCTCTTCTCCGCATCGTTTAATGGCAGCGTAAATGCATTCATGCGCCTAAACATCTGAAGTATTTCAGCACGAGTCGCATTCCTGATTACATCCGCAGAGACGGTGTATCCCCAAAAATGGTCCTGTAATTCTTCGGGCAGTTCCGCGAACCTCTTCCCGGCATACTCTCGCGCATTCTTACCCAATGCAAATTGGCCATCGGTGAATTCGACGATGGTGGTTAACCGCTGCTGCCCATCGACAATCTCTTTGCGTGGCTTTTTTGTTCCCCTATCGACGAGCTCGTGAAAGTAGACCTTTGGGAATGGAAAATCGCGCAAGATCGTGTCGACGAAGTAGCTCTTCGCTGCTACCGGCCACAGGCCCCCCCCGCGTTGATATTCAGGGTTAACGACGAGCGTCCTTCCCTTGTACCAATCGACCAACTCGGCCACCGAGTAGTTGCCTTCTTCAATTTTCATTCTTGATCCAGTTCCGATGAACGTCCACGTGCTCGGGGGAATGTATTCCATCCAAGCGAGTGCAAGCGCGAAGCAGTCAGTTGGCAGCACCTTCGGTCGCGAAATTGTCGGCTTCACTCGCGTCTCAGCACCCTACAGCCGCCCTGCACCGCTTGATGGCCACGGCGGGAAAGTCCGGCTGTTGTTCTCGCGTACGGCCGGCGCTGCGGCCGCCTCGTCGCGGAGGTGGGATGCCAGAACACAGGGCTCTGGGTTGGTTGTCGTGGCCGCTACCGTTGACCGGCCAATGCTCGGGAACGTACGAAGTTCGTGCGAACCCGACGGGGGGCCGACCGGCAGGCCGAGCACAATGCAGCGACCTACTTTGAAGGCGCCATGAGCGAGCCTAGATGAGCGTTACCATTTCCTTTCGGCACTACTTTTCCATCCGCCACCTTTCCGCAGCAGCGCTTTTCGTGGATCAGTGCAGGGAGGTAGAAAACAGGCCTTTGCCTCCAGTAATCGAAGGTCCAGAGTGGCGGAAACACTCGGCGGCCTCGGCGTCCGCTGTCGTGATGGCAGCCGCCTTCCTGGAGGCCACAATCAATGAGCTCTTTTCGGATTGCGTTGATGATCCGAAGTTTGAGCGCCTCGCCTGCTTGCCAGCGCGAGCATTGATGGAGGCGATGTGGAAACAGGGAATACCGCGCAGGGCCGGGTATCCCATCCTTCAAAAATACGAGATCGCGCTGCAACTGAACGGCAAGCCGTCTTTCGACACCAGCCGCAGCCCCTATCAGGACGCAAAGCAACTCGTCAACCTGCGCAATGCCCTCGTCCACTTCGAGCCCGAAACCATCACCTCCGCGGTCGACGGCAAAAAGCCGCAGGCGCACGCATTCGATGGACTTCAGAGCAAGTTTCCCAACAATCCCCTGACTGGTCCCGGCAACCCCTACTACCCGGACAAGATGCTGGGCGCCGGCTGCGCGGCATGGGCAGTCAGATCCGCAGTGGCCTTTACAGATGAATTCTTCGCCAAGTTGGGCATGCCGCCCATGTACGAAAGCGTGAGAGGTGAGTACATGCGCCCAGCGGCATCGGCCTGAGACCGGCTAGGACGACACCGCCTCCAAATTGTCCCCGGTGCGCGCCGTCTCGATTCCGTCCATGCCGCTGCCGCCCGCGCCTGCCCGAGCGGGGAACGTCGGGCTGGTGTTCTCGCGCACAGGCGGTGCGGCGCCCGCCTCCTCCTGCGCCTCGGGCGCCACCAGCGCGGCACCCTGCCCCTGGATGTAGGGGTCCTTGATGTTCATCGCCGCCGTCTGTGCCGGCGTCGGGAAGTTCGGATCGTCGCCACCCGGGCTGGGCCGCGTGTAGCCCGCGCCTTGCATGATGGCGTCAGCGATCGGCGCGATCATCGGCATCTGCGCCACCTGCGCGCCACCCTGCATCGCCGCGAAGGCCGCCTGCACGCCGGTCTGCACCGCCTGCGCCATCAGCTGCTTGATCTGCGCGTCGGTCAGCCGCTCTTTCATGTCGAGTTCGCGAGCCTTGAGGTCGTGGCCGGCCAGCTTGACCTCCTGCGCCACACGTTCCTGCACCTGCTTCTCGATGTCCTCCGGCGAGGCCTGTTGCCCAGCGGCGCGCAGCGCCTCCACCAAGTCGCGCTTGAACGGCACGTCCATGAGGCTGGCCAGGAACGGCATCGCCGCGGCCTGGTACTGCGGTGGCAGGCTCTTGACTGCCTCGCTCATGGCGTTGAGCTGTTGGCCGCGGTAGCTCGAGCTGCTCGGCACATCCTCAAGCGCGACCTTCAGGCGCGTGCGTTGCAGGTCGTTGGACAGGTAAGCCACGCCCGTCTTTGGATCGGTCTCGGGCTTGTTGATGAGGATCGTGCGGTCGGGCGTGATGGCATCGCCCTCGATGACGATGGTGTGCGGCTCGCGGCCCATGTCCTCGACGACCATGGCCAGCAGCAATTCGCCGACCTGGGTGCGCGCGGCCTTGAAGTTGTCCATCAGGTGAGCGAGGCCTTGGTTCGCCTGCTCCACCTGCGTCTCTTCCTGCACGCCGCTCGTGGCGGTGCCGCGCCGGCCGGAGAAGGCAGAGGCAGCCGCCGGCGACACGCGCTCCAGCGCCATGCGCGCGTCATTGAGCATTTGCAGTTGCTGGTCGGTGAGCTGCACGTCCCGCTTCACCTCGAACCGGGCGCCCGGCTGCGCCATCTGGGCCGGGTCCAGCACGATGTCGGCGTTGCGACGACCCACCTGGCGGCGCAGCTGCTCGTCGGTCATGGCCACCGCGCCCTTGGTGCGCTCCACGCGATAGGCGGTCATGCCCCATGTCATCGCGGCCGTGCCGCTGTTGAGCCGGTCCTGCTGGAAGATCATGCCGCGCACCAAGCCGTATGGCACGCGCGTGCCGTCCTCGCGGTATCCCCAGAACGGCACGTAGGGGAAGTGCCGATGGGTGTACGGGCTGGGGCCGTCGTGCAGGCGATGCGGCCCGAGCCAGAAGCTGCGGCGCACGCGAGGGATGACAGCGTGCTGCGGCCGCACCAGACCACGGGCCAGCGAGTAGTTGTGCACCGGGTTCTCGGCGTCGTACTCCACCACGCGGCCGTCGGGCGATCGCAGCACCGTCACCTCCGCCCAGCGGCGGTACCAGACCTCTGCCACGCACATGTCCTTGCTGACCGGGTCGTACCAGTTGTGCTCGGCCACGGTCCAACCGCGCGCCGCGTCCCAGGCTCCACCCGTCAGGCCGGTCGAGCTGCCACCGTCCAGCGCCTCGGGCGACAGGTTCACCCACCAGGATTGACCATGTCGACCGCATTCGAGAATGAGCTGGCGATGCTGCGGGAACACCTTGGCGATGCGGCTCGGAGGCAACCAGCGTTCGCGCCGGACGTAGCGCGCATCGCTCAGGTCGTCCTCCTTGGCGTAGAAGTCCCAATGGATCTCGTTGCGGTGCACAGAGGAGCACCGGTACGGATACTTGAAGGGGTCCGATTCGCGCGAAACCTCCACCCAGCCGAGACCCACGGCCGCCTGGGGGCGGAAGGCCTTCGAGCACGCCTGGTCAGCCTTCGAGTGACGCTCTGCCTCGTTCAGTCGGAAGTTCAGAGCGTCGGCGACGTCCTGCCCGTCCGGCTGCCCGTTGGGGGAGACACGCCAGTCAGTGCGCACCGAGGCCTCGTAGCCCTGAATGGCCAGCAGCGCGGGCCCGATCAGGTCTTCCTTCGCCGGCGGGATGCCGAGGTCCTTCTGCGCGCGCAGCAGCTCGGTGTCGAGCTGGTTGCCGTCGGCATAGTCGAGCTCCTTGTCCGCCACCGCGCGCCACGGCGGCTGCTGCTCGATCTCGTAGATGAACTGGCGGTATTCCTCCAGGGTGAGTGCGCCATCGGCGTCCATCTCTTCCTCGATGCTCGGGGTGGTGGTGCTGTTGTTCATGTTCATTGGGTGCTCCTACGCGCGCCAGTCGGAGACCGGCGCTTCGACGTAGGCGGTGTTCTGGGTGAGGTTGGCCAACATGCCCAGCTCCTTGGCCTGGGCCCACTGGCGCAGCGCGTCCGCGCCTTCAGTGCAACCGTTGCTCTTGTCGGGCTGGTCGATGAAGCGGTTCTCGGAGGTGCTGTACTTCTTCTTGTAGCCCTGGATGCGCTCGATGCCCTGCTTCGTGCCATCGAGGTCGAAGAAGGCGCCCTTGATGTGCTTGCGCACAGAGTAGATGCCGGTCATCAGCTCGGTGACGCGCGGCACGATGAAGAAGGCCTGGCCGGGCATCAGGAGCTGCAGCTGCTCTCGGGTGCTGCGGTTGTAGTCGCCGAGCCGCTTGTGGTCGGCGTCATGGGGCAGGAAGTGGCCACCGTAGAGGTAGCCGCGCTCTTGGAGGTGCCGCGCATAGTGGCGCAGGTCCTCCTCGTGCTCCTCGTAGTAGCCGATGAAGCGGTCTTCGTTGCGCAGCATCTGCATGAACCAGATCGCCGTGCCGTCGCTGTTCCCGATGTCCCAGAAGGTGAACACGGGCAGGTCCAGCAGTGGCACCTGGCAAATGGCGCCGCGCTTGCGCAGCAGCACCATGTCTTTCGCGTAGTAGTGGCCGGCTGTGGACTGCTGGAAGGCCTCCTCGGGCGTCGAAGGGTACTCCTGCCACATCCGCTCCTCTTTGCCGGAGAAGTCGTTGCGCAGCTTTTCAACGTACCAGGCGCGCTGGCCCAGGTCGATCTTGACGTCGACCTTCGTCTCGAGCTCGTCGAAGTAGTCGTGCTGCTCGGGGCTGATCGGCACGCCGACCGGGTCGATCGAGTAGTTCGGGTCCTGCCACCAGGCGTAGAAGTGGAAGCGGTATTGGCTGGGCGTGAGCTTGCGCGCTCCTGCCACGAGTGCCTGCGCACGCTGGCATATCTCGTAGAACTCGCCCTCGGTGCCTTCGGCGGTGCTCTCGATGACCAGGATGCCGGACAGCGGCACGGCCTGGAAGGAACCGGTGACGACTTCGTTAGCCTTCGCGGGGAACTTGGCGCAGATCTTCCCGAACTCGGAGACGTGCAGGCGGTGGATGGTGCCGCCACGCACGCTGGTAGCCACGCGGATGCTGCTGTTGTTGTGGCCGAACAGCAGCTCCTTCGTGCTGGCGCGGGCGAGCGGGAAGCGCTGGCGGATCTCCTCGGGCAAGTGGTCGTACGCGAACACGACCTTGTCGCGGAAGATGGCTTCGGCCGTCTCGCGGTCCTGGGCGATCATGCCGCAGCGCTGGTTCCCGTTGAACAGGGCGTGGTCGAGCCAGAGGATGGCAATCAGCGTCGTAAAACCGAGCTGCCGGGCCTTGAGGATGGCGTTGCGGTGCCAGAGCCGCGTGATGAAGCGCCGCTGGGCCCGATTGGGCTTGAACGGCATGACGAAGGAATCGCCCTCGTCGATGACCTCGCCGTCATCGTTCTTGACCGGCTCGCCCTTGACGATGATCTGATACAGGCAACCGCTGAACAGGCGCCATTCGGGGTCGCGCAAGCAGCGTTCGAGCTCCGCCGCATTGGTAGGGAGGAGCTCGGCGTGCTTTGCGATGTGCGGCCCACGCTTGGGGCGACGCCGGTTGTCCCAGCGATGCCCGAGCTGCAAGTCGACCGCGCGGCCGGCCTCTACGTCCAGCGCGGTGTCGTCTTCATCGAGCGTGCCGGCGTCGGCCAGGCGCGCGGCCTGCTTAGCCTGGGCGGCCATCGTCGACATCCTCCCGCGGCATCAGACTGTTAGGGCCCGTTGGGGCTTCTGGCGTCTCCGGATCGTTGGCGACAGGCCGGAACCCGTTGCCGTTCCCGTTCGCAATGCTGTGCAGCAGCGCGGCCAGCGGATCGGTCTTCTGCTGGTTGTCCTTCTCGTACAGGCCCAGGTGCTTGAACAGCTTCTCCATCGCCGCGCCCTTGTCGTGCATGGCGATCTCGATGCCGAACTTGGTCATCTTGGCGCCGGCGTAGAGCGCGATCGCCCGGGGCGAGAGGCGCCGCGTGTCGGCCAGCACGGTGCGCGCGTGCCCATCACCGCCGCAGTCTGGGCAGGATGGATGCGGTGGCTTGAGCGGATCGAAGCCGATGCCGCCCTTCTCGTCGAAGTCGGCCAGGCTGCCAGCCTTCAGGGCGTGGTGCTCCTGGTCGTGATTGAACTCGCCGATGGTGCGTTGGAACTTGAAGCCCTCGCCCCAGCAATGCCGGCAGCAACCGACCTTCACCTGCACCAGTTCGCGCGGGTCGGCCAGCATGATGTTCCACGCTTCCGTCACCACGCGATCGGCATCGACCTGAGTGCGCTCCTGTTGCAGCTTCCGGGCGGCAGCAATCGCAGCCTGGATGTACGGTTTTGACAGGTTCTCGGACGCCATCTGCCGGGCGCTGTCAGGGCTGTAGCCGGCTCGGATGGCAGCCTGAGTCCCATTCAGGTCCACCAAGTACTCGTCGACGAAGCGCTGCTGCAGGTCAGTGACTACGAGCTGCGCAGGTTGGGATGCTGGTACTGGAACTACTCGGGCGGGTCGTGCTGGCTTCTTCTTCGTCACCTTAGCGGGCGGTGCCTTCTTGCGCGCAGGTGCGCTCGCGGCCTTCTTGGGGGCTGCGGGCTTGGTGGTGGTCTTCTTCGGTGCGGGTGCCTGCTTCTTGGCCGGCTTGCGAGTTGCCATGCGCGCGAGTGTTCCGGGCGACGGCTGGTGGGTCGAACCCTATAGGGGGACTGCAGAGCCTTCGCCCTAATCGCGATCTATTCGTTACGATGCTGTAACAACAATGGAGACAGCATGAAACTCACTTTTCGAGGCTGGCAGCGGGCCACCACTCTGCATAGCCATCCGGTTACACCAGTGCGAAAGGCCGCTGGAGGGGGAATCAGGACAGAGTCGAACAAGGCATTGATCTGGGACGATGCAACCTCGGCCTACGGCAAGGTCAACAATCTAACGCTCGGCGGCGCGTTCCTCGTGCACTTTCAGTTTGAACAGGCAGACCTCGAAGGTTGGCTCGCACAGTTTGCGAAGTCGAACCCGGAAGAAGCCCTTCGCCTGCTGGCCAAGGTTCAGGCCGAAGCTCTCATCCACCTTGCGAAGGCACCATCCGCGAAGGCCTAAGCCCAAAGAAAAACCCACCGGGCGAACCCGGTGGGCGAATCACCCGCAAGATAGCAGGCGAGGAGACAACTGTCCGGCGAAGGCGCCGGGTTCGATCCATCCGGCTGCGCGGTGAAGCGCTGGATCGTGCGGTTTTCATCCCACCCTGAAGCCCCTGGGATGCGCAAGGGGTAATCGTGGAGCGGCTTGCCCCCCACTCCGACGCCAGGGCTGACGCCATGTACCGGGGTTGGTTCCGGTTGCGGGGGACGGAATCGAACCGCCGACCTCTGGGTTATGAGCCCTGTGCTCTACCAGGCTGAGCTACACCGCGACCGAACTTTGCCCCGTTGGCCGCCTTGGCGCCCGCCCTACAGGGGGTCTCGAACAGCTGGGCTTGGTTCGGGTCGATGCGAACCTCAAGGGCGGCGACCTGGCGGCGCAGGCGCTTCACCTCCTCGCCGAGCTCGGCCGCCATGAGGGCGGTGTTGCGTCCCGTCTCGATGGCAGCGGCCTGCGCGGCGGCACCGGCCATGAGGTTGGCGAGCGCGCGGTCCTCGCGCGGCGTCAGTGTGAGCACCTCGTCGCCGATCTCGATCTTGACCATGCCGTCAGGCATCACGGTCTTCGACATCGGCCGGGCCGGCGGATGCTGCGGCGCCGGCACGTACACCCCGCGCTGCACGCGCAGGATGGCGCCGTCGTCGGCCAAGGTGCCCAGGCGGTCGTCGATCACGCTCAATTTCAGGCCCGTGAGTTCGGCGAGCGTCTCGCGGGTGACGATCTGCTCCTGGTTGTAGAGGTCTTGCACGGCCTCGAGCACCAGGGCGGTTGTGGATTTGCGGGCATCTGCCATTTGATTGTTCTCCTCGTTCAAAAATCGTGCGCTCGTCAGGTTGCGGCCGATGGCTTGATCGGATCAGCCTCTTTCAACGTCAAAGGGGGCAACGCCACCGACTCGAGCACGACGTTGAGCGCTCCTGTGACACGTGCCCAGTTGGTCGTGATGTTCTCGATGCCCTGCTTGGCCTGCTCTGGCGATGCATTCATCTGGAACTGGGAGGCCTGCAAAAGAGTTTGGTGCACGTTTGCCGCAAAGTAGGCATTGCTGAAGGCCTCGCGAGCCTGCGGTTCGAGGTAGAGGCAGTTCTTTTCCCACCATTCCTGGCACGCCATGACCTGCTTGCCGAGCTCCGGCCCGTGAGCCTGTTGCATCAACACGCGAAGCAACGCAAATGCCTCCTGGTGCGCCTGTAGACGACGATCAACCGCCGCCATGCGCAACTGGTTTCGGGCCTTCACGGCCTCGATCATTTCGGCCTGTTGCCGCTTGATCTCTTCGACCTGGCTGGTCAGGTCCGCGATGTCTTCCTTGTCAGCGAGGTTCTTTCCCTTTTGACCGAGGTAGCCGGACGCAAAGTGCTTGACCAGCAGGTAGGCGACGGCGGCAGCCACCAGCACTCCCACGCCGAAACCGGGCAACAGGCCCACCAGAAACTTGATCTCCTCAGGCGTCATCCCTGCTCTCCTTCAAATGGTCGAGCGCCCATTGTGCGGCGCGGCGTTCGCGTGGCGTGGCCGGCTGCATGCCAGCCACGATGTCTTGCCAGATGGCCACCATCCAGCGGTGAGCGGCGGCGAACCGCTCGATCTTCTCGGCGGCCGGGGCCGGGCCCTGGTCGAGCCAGGTATGGCATGCGAAGCACCCGTAGACGGTGTACTGGTCGTCCGCCTTGCGCGCGCCGGCCTTGCCGTGCACCGACCAGTTGCTGTGACACGCGACCGTGGTGGCGGTGTCGCCCGAGCACGTACCGGGCACCTGCAGCAGGCAGCGCTGGCCCTTGGCCATGTTCAACAGCGTGCGGTTCTCCTGCTTCACGGTCTTTGGCATTGCCCCGCGGAAGTCGGCATCGTTGATCGCGACCATGCTCACGATGCGGCCGGGCACAGGCTCCATTCGGACCAGCACAGTGACGCTCGGCTTTGTGGCAAGGTCCACCCCGATCAGCCTCGGCTGCCGGCGCTTGAAGGCAGTGCGTTCGAGCGGCGCGCTGCGCTTCATGGCATGACCCGATCGCACCAATGTCGCCAGAGGTCGCGGAAGATGGTGCCGCCAAGTACCTTGCACACCGCGTCGTACGGCGCGCGCATTTCGTGCGCGATAGTTGGCGCGGCCTGACCTTGCTCCCAGAAGCGGCGAAACACCTCGGCCGCCTGCTCGTGGGTGATGCCGCCTTCCAGCTGCGCCGCGGCCGGGCTCGGGAACAGAACAACCGTCACGGGCAAACCGCTCCGACGATTTCGCCCGTGTCCGGGTCGACCTGCATACGCTCCCACTGCTCGAAGCTGGCGGGGAACGTAACGCCCAGCTCGGTCGCGGCGAACGCGCTCACCCGGTCGATGAGCTGGCTGTAGCCCTTCACGCCCAGGTCCTCGCTGCTCACGCGCTCGCGGCGGCGCACCTTCTTGCCCGTGAGGGGATTCTTGGACGTGACTGTCTTGTGGCCCAGGTACTCGGCGCGAAAGTGTTCCTTCCAGACCGCCAGCGAGAACTGTGCGCCCTGCGGCCGCGCCTGGGCCGCGATGCTCTTCAGCACCACGCCGTGGTAGTACTTCCGCTGCCGGTCGGTCTTCGCGTCCTCGTGCAGGCGGATCTCAATCTCCAGGCGCCGGCCCGCGGCCCACTGCTCCTTGCACCACGGCGCGACACGTTCGAGGAAACTGGTGCGGGCCCGCTCCTGGTCGGGCCAAACGACATTGAGGGCGAGGTCGGTCATCGAGAGGTTCTCCGGTATGGCCACGCCACCATTGCAGCGTCGCGTTCGTGTTGGTTGCTGCGCGCGGACCAGCGGGTCACGAGCGCAAAGGCCTTCGCATCCAGCTTGGCGCCCTTGGTGGTTGGGCTGATGCCGTGTGCGGGAATGCCGAGGTCAGCGCAGATGGCAGTGATGAGGCTGCACCAGGCATCCACCTGGCCCAGCGAGCGGGCGGTGGCCAGCGCCGCGCCGTAGTCCTTCTTCGTGCGCGCGTTCCAGGCACGTCGCTCGAGCCGGCTGTCCTCGAACACCACGCGCGCCGGCATGTAGTGGCGCAGGTTGTGCTCGATGGAATGAGGCGTGATGGTCTTTAGGAACGTGATGGCGCCACCGTCGAAGGCGGCCAGCCCGGTGCTCGCGCCGGGGTCGATGCCGAGGATGTGGACCGTCACAGCAACGCTCCTTGCGGCGAGCTGCGCAAAGCTTCCATGCGCGCGGCCGCGGTCTTGACCGCGTCGTGCCCGTCCTTCCACTCCTCGCCCCAGATGGTTCGCAGCGCCGTCTTGTACTCGTCGCGCAGCGTGCCATCCTTGCGGGAGCGCCAGTACTCTGGCCCGTTGGCGATGCCGCGGGCGAGGCATTCGCGGCAGTTGGCGGTGTAGCCCGGCCAGTCAGCGCGCACGGCCGCGCGGGCACAGTTCGAGCACGTCATGCGCGGCGCCTTTCCGCATCGTTGGCGGCTTCAAGGCCTGTAAAAGGCGTGGCGCGGTAGTTGCGCCAGCGATCGCCAGACCGCACTGCCTGTACCGTGGCCTGGCTCACGTCCATCTCCCGCGCGAGACACCGGGTGCTCTTCTCGCTCGTGAGGATCAGGGCGACTCTCTCGTCGGTGAGCTTCCCCGTGGCCTTGCGCTTCGCTGCCGCAATGGCGTTCCGATGCAGCAGCGTCTTGGGCTTGCCCTTCAGCTTCACGCCGCGGTTGGCGCGCTGCATGTGCTCGAACAGCACGCAGTCGTCCGGATTTGCACAGGTCATCGTGATCGTGGTGGAGCGGTCGAGCTTCCGTTGCCTGACTCCCCAGATGCGCCGGCGCACGGAGCGCTCGGTGCCTGCCCAGGCGGCGTACATGGCGGGGCCCCGTTCGGGGTCGATGCGTCCAATCCACAACATGCAGCCGTCGACCGCACGGCAGCGGCCGTAGATCTCGTCCAGCTGCTCCTGCTTCGACGGGCGCCATCCCGCCGCCGCAATGTGTCGGCTGCCACCAAAGCGCACGAACATCACGGCACCACTGGCCAGCAGTTGGTCGATGATCGGGTGCAGCAAGCGGCGTGCGGTCTTGGTTCTTGCCAGGTCGCTCCAGCGAACCGGCGCTTCCCGGATGCAGGCGAAAACCTCGTCCAGGTCGAATTTGGTGATGGGGCGGCGCGTGTTCATGCCGGTTCAGGCTCCTGGGTTGGAATAAAGGCGCCGTCGTTCGCCGGCACCAGTGCTGCGAAGTGCTCGGCGCACACCGCAAGGCGGCTCTGCTGCACGGCGCTATATCGGTTGAAGGCATCGACTGCCGCACCGGAAAGCAGGCCGCGTTGATGCAGCGAACGCTCCATGCAGGCAATCGCGTGCAGTTGCCGCTGCGCGGACACGGCAACGCCAGCAATGGCAAGTGCTTTGGTCATGCGGGGACTCCTTGTCGTTGTTCCACCGCGCGGCGGATGCGGGCGGTGTATTGCGGGAAGGTCTCGCGATCGACGCTCAGGTCGTGCTCGTTCCATCGGCCCAGGCCAAGCTCTTCGCCCTTCGCTTCGATGGTCGAACGGTTCTCGTCCCATGGCTTCTCCGGCATGCCCACGCCCGATGCGATGGCAGCCGCCTCGCCAAGCTGGCGCTTCACGATGCCCAGCAGGTAGGCGAAGCCCTTGGGCGGGGTGGACTTGGCGCAGATGTCGGCGGCGGCTTCGAACGTTTCGACCGGCACGCCCTTCGCGATGAGCGCGTTGAGCTCCGGGTTCGACGGGTTCACGTCGGCCACCTTGCGAGCCTTGATCGCGCGGCAGACCTCTCCCGCTTTCGTTGGGCTTTGCCCATCACCCCCCACCGATCCGCCCGTAGTTCGGGCATGGTGGTGGTTTCCTTCTTTACCAGTACTGGTTCCGGTTCCGGTTCCGGTGTCGTCTCTCCCGGCGTCCTTCCGGGTGTCGTCCTGCTGGTGTCCATCGTCTGTCCCACGGGACAGACCTGTCCTTTCCGCCTCCTTCCGTTGGCGGTACTCAGCCTTCCGGCGGCGCTCCGCCTCGCGGGCGGCCAGCATCTCCAGGACGCGCTTCGTCACCGTGTCGTGATACAGGCGGCCGTCCTCGGCCTCCCACCAGCCACGCATGAGCTTGGAGCGCACCTTGGCGAAGGTCTTCATGGGCATGCCGATGCGCACGGCGATGAGTTCGTCTTCGTTGGGAAGGGAGCCGCACGGCTCTTGGCGCCAGGACGAAAGCCACAGCATGAGCAGCCACGGCTTCACGTCGGATGGCGCGAGCGCCCACGTGTCTGACTGTTCGATGCGCTCGTGGTCCAGCTCGAAGCGCCAGCCCTTCGCACGGGTGTCCGCGGGGTATGGAACTGGTCTCATCACGTCAGTCCCCGCAGTAGCACGCCAGGGCTTCCTGGTCGTGGTCGAACATTTCGTCCTGGCGGTCAGCGTAGACGGCGATTTGCGAATAGGTCGGCCCGTCCTTGCAGAAGATGGCGCCGTCTCCCCGAGCTTCCACCAGCAACGGCTCGCCCCGTTCATCGAGGAAGCCAGACTCCACCATTCGCGGAGCGATGGTCTTGACCGCATCGCGTTCGATGCGGGCCCACCACGTCAGGCGCGGCCGCGGCGCCGGTTCTGCGCGCGCCAGGCTCAGCCGCTGCGCCGGCGGCTTGAGGAAGCAGTAGTCGCAGTTGCCCTCCAGGGTGCGGCCGTTGTAGCGAACCAACTCCAATTTGAAAGGTTGCTGCGCCCAAAACGCATCGACCTTCTGATAAGACACCCCCTCCTCGGCCAGCGGCATGCACATCGTCTCCTTCGACGACTCGGTGCTTCGACCACGTGCGCGGATCTTCGAGACGCGCACCGGCTCGTCAGCGCGAATGCCGATGAACTGGTCCCATCCATCCTCCATGTCATGCCAGCCGAGCGTCCGCAGGTAGCGGTGCATCGTGCGAATCTTCAGTTCGGAGGTGCAGAAACGCGTTACGGGGTTCGGCAGGTAGTTGCGCTTTCGGATCAGCGCTTCAAAGGGCTCTCCATCTCGGCTCGCTGTGTCGAAATCGACGCGTGCAAAGCCCTCCTCGCTGTCGCGCCACTCCAGCCAAACGATAGCTATGGCCCAGCGCTGGGCGCACTCGCGCACGAAGACCAACGTTTGTTCGGCTTCGCGCCCGGTGTTGGCAAAGCACACGATCAACCAACGGCCGATGTCTTCGGGTGTGTTGGCCTGCAGCGTGCGCCAGAGCATGTAGCCGCTCGTGCTCCCGCCGGAGAAACTCAGGCAGGTGGGGCCAGTCAATTTGAACGGGTCGCGGGTCAATGAGCCTCCACGCACGGGCGTGTCTCCGGGAAAAGTGGGGCCTGATCGGGCTGCGGAACGCGCAGCAACTTCTGGCGCTTGTTGGTCTTGGGGTCGATACGGAATCCGCGCTCTTCAAGCCGGCCCGCCGCCAGCAGGGAATCGACGCGGCCGCACACGCCGTTTATCGGCATGCGGGCCTTCTGGCTGATCTGCTGGCGGCTCAGCGACACGCCGGGACGGAACAGGCGCATGACCTGCTGCTCCTTTGGCGAGAGGTAGAGCGCCGGCGACAAGGAGCGGTAGGCTTCGGCAGAGGTTTCGGAAACGCTCATGCAGCCTCCAAACGAAGCGACGCCTGCCGCAGGCGCTCGGCCTGCAGGGAGTCGTTCGCCGCGTTGAGCTCGATGCCGATGAAGTTGCGCCCGAGCTGCTGAGCAACCTGTCCGGTGGTCCCGCTGCCGAAGAACGGATCCAGCACGATGCCGCCACCGGGCGCGCCGGCCAGGATGCAGGGCTCGATCAGAGCGGGCGGGAATGTCGCGAAATGGGCGCCCTTGTACGGCGCCGTGGCTACGGTCCAGACGCTACGCTTGTGTCGTTCGCCGAAGTAGTCAATGTCTTCGCGTCCTGGGCGGGCTTGCGGCTTCTGACCATGCTCCCCGTCGCTGTACTTGGTCTCGCGGGCGAAGCTGTTGCGCTTGGATCGCGCTCGGTCGGCATAGGCATTGAGGCCGGATCTCGTGCGCAGACGTTCATCGCCGTCGCCGTAGGCAATCGCTCCCTTGACGGGATTGACGTTGCCCGGCACCTGGCCCGTGCCCTGTTCCTTGATGGCCTCGTGATCGAAGTGATACCGCTCCGACTTCGAGAGCAGAAAGACGTACTCGTGAGCCTTCGTGCATCGATCCTTGATCGACTCTGGCATGGGATTGGGCTTGTGCCAAATGATGTCCTGGCGCAGCCACCAGCCAGCGTCCTGCAGCGCAAAGGCGAGACGCCACGGCTGCCCGATCAGGTCTTTGGACTTGAGACCGTCACCAGGCATTCGACGCGGCGGGTTCTCCCATCCAGCGCCGGGCTGTGGCTCGCCGCGGCTGTTGGTTGCCGGTGTAGCCTTTCCTCGGCCGTGGTTGGAAAGGCTGGATGCAGCGTAGCTGTCACCCATGTTCACCCACATGGTCCCGTCGTCGCGCAGCACCTGGCGCGCGAGGTCGAACACCTCAACCATGCCCACAATGAACTCGCCGATGGTCGGCTCGGCGCCGATTTCAAACGCCTTGTCGGGATGCTCGGCCGGCAGGTAGGAGCGCAGGCCCCAGTAGGGCGGCGAGGTCACGATGGTGTGCACCTGCACGCCGTCCGCAATCATGCGGCGCAGCACAGCGCGCACGTCACCGAAGTGGCAGCGGTTGAGCCAGTCCATCAGTGGTGCCCTCCCCGCTGCGCGAATTCGGGGCCCTCAAAAGGCCCTGTCAGTTTGCGCATCGCGTCGGTACGCTCGCCGTCATGAATCAACTTCTCCGCAACCATTTGTCGCCACGTCTTGCCGTAGCAGGTCAGGTAAATGAAGTCGCGCAGCAGCGTGGCCGTGTCGGTGTTGCTCAAAGCGCAGTGACGACGGAATACCTCGTCAGTCGTCTGGTCAACCTTGGTCTTCAGGTCCTCGGTCAGCTTTCCGAGTGGCCCGGCGATGCCGCGGGCGAAGGCCGGCTCTTGGTCTTGGTCGATGGTGGACATCTCGAACTCGTGGTGGGGGTGAAGTGGTCAGCCGATCGGCTGCTGGTCGGCAAGGCGGGCAACGAACACGTCGCGGAAGACGGTGTGGCGCCATGTGCCCTCGGGGAAAGGATTCGCCAGGGGGAGCTCTTCCCCCCGCTCGGCGGCCTGCCCAGCGAGGTCGGCGACCTCTTCGTGGCTCAATGAGGAGAGAGGTTTGACGTGCATCAGACGGCCTCCTCAGCATTGGCTTTCGCGGCGAAATCGAGGACGGGGCGCCCCTCAGGGTTGGGCCAGGTCGAATCAGGTATGCGGCGCCAGGGTTCGTTCGGGTTCAGCGTCTCGCAGGTCACCACGCCGCTAGTAGCCCGCTCGATGGGCGGGCACCTCTCGGCGGGGACTGGCCGCGCGTCCGATGCCCACTGGGAGATCAAAACAGGCGAGACACCGATTTCGCGGCTGAGCCGGGAAGCGGCGCCCCGGCCGGCGCCGGAGAGGTATGTTTTCAGGTCCATAGCCTCGAATTTAGCGTTACGCAAAACACTCGTCAATAGCGAAACGCGCATATACGCTTTTTGCGTTTTGCTATCGAATCCCGCCCATGAAAGACATTGACGAGATCAGGCGAGAGAACCTGCGATTGATCGAGCAGGAACGGGGCGGGCCAGCAGAAGCGGCCCGCGCCGTCAACATGTCAGCCGCTCAGTTCGCAAACTTGCGGGATGGAGCGAAGGACTCAAAGACAGGCAAGCCGCGCGGAATGCGAAAAGAAACCGCGCGTCGCATCGAAGAGGCGGCTGAAAAGCCCGAAGGCTGGCTGGATCAGGAACACCATCCCTCGACGGCCCCACCGCCACCTTCACTCGCGCCGAGCGCGAGCGGCGACGAGGTCGTCATCGCCCAGTACGCAGTGGGCGGCGGCATGGACACGCGTGGCAAGCTGCTTCTGGAAGCAGAGCCGCCGGGCATCATCAAGAGTTGGCGCGTAGATCGCGAATGGTTGCAGCTCAACGTCAGGTCGTATACCAGCCTCGCAAACCTGTGCATCGTCACCGGGTTCGGCCCCTCGATGAAGGGAATGTTCAATCCAGGCGACCCGCTGCTGATGGACCGCGGAGTGAACCGCGTCGATCACGAAGGCGTCTACTTCTTCCGAGTTGGTGATGAGGGCTACATCAAGAGCCTTCAGCGCGTGCCCGAGTTCAACGGCCCTGGCTTCGTCCTGCGCGTGATCTCGAAGAACAAGGACGACTTCCCGCCCTACGACATCTCGCCCAAAAACCCGCATTTGCACATCATCGGGAAGATCCTGACGGTCTGGAAGAGCGAGCAATACTGACCACTCGAAGGAAACCATGCCAGGCGTTGAACCATGCCCTCTCTGCAACCGGCCCGCGAGCTACACCGAAATGCGGCACCCCGCCAAAGGGAAGCGCTTCGATTGCGTTGAATGCACTCAGTTCGCCATCGATGAAGTAGCCGACACAGCGATCATGGAAATGGTCGAAATCAGCCGCAGCGAATTCAAGGCAAAAGCCAGCAGGCATGCAAAAGAGTCCGGGCCGAACCGGCTCTGGGTGCTTCGTGGCCCGAAATCGGATGAGCTAGGAGGCGACGGGCATGGCGTCGCCCGCACCACCATTGTGGGAGAGTGGATCCCCCGGTGACTTGAGCGGTACTGCATCAGCTTCGACGATGCGAAGCCCACTTTCTCCGCTGAGAACAATCTGGCGGCCCGCAGTAATCTGAGAACCCTGCCGCACCCGCCACTGCGCAAGCTGCAGACCGTTCGCTATGGACAGACGCCCATTCCCAAAGCCCGTGGCCAAGCCACTGGCATAGACCTTGAAGACCTTGCCCGCCTCTGCGTCGACGCCGATCCACACCGGCAGGTGATCGCTTCCATCGCCGACCTCCAAACCCTCGGGATCGAGGGAGCACAGGAACTCCTGCGCGCGTTCTGACAGATCCATAAGCACTCCTAGGCCCGCCGTGCGCGGGCTTTTTTGCGTTCGCCGACATGGCGCGGCCGAAGTATCGCAAATTCTTTCGCGTTTCGCTATTGACACCCATTTTGCGTTTCGCTAAATTACTTCTCACGGCCACCAATCGGCCTACGAGGAGCGCAAATGCACAACAACCCAGGACGAACTGCCCACGCCCTGCCGGCCGCGGTATCGCCGCCTGCCGCCGACTTCACTGAAGAGCAACTGATCGCTTTCGACCGCGCCTATGCGCTCGCCAAGGGCACCGGCGCACTGGACCAGCTGCAGGTCGCGTCTGCCCTGAGCCTCGAGCTCTCCCACAACCGCTCGGCGAGGCTGGCATGAAGGCAGTCTTGCAAGCTCAACTGCTGGAAATCCAGCGCCAGATCGCCGCCATGCGGCGCCGTTACGCCGAGGTGCGCCGCGAGCGCGCCATGGCTCCCCTTGAATGGTGCGCGGCATGAGCACCGTGCAGCACACGCCGCGGCCATGGGTGTCCTACAACTCGTTGACGGACTCCCACGATACGCCCGATGGCACGCACGTTGACGCCATGCTGGTCGACGGCGCTAGCTGCATGGCTGACGTGCTTTGCATCGCCCTCTATCGGGAACAGCAGCGCACCGCCATCGCCAAGGGAGACGCCCAGAAGCCGCCCGGCTACTCCTTCCCTCTTGTCCCCGCGCCGGCTGGCCAGCCCACGTTGGTGGGCACCGTGCACGCAGACGACCACAGTCCCGGCCGCCTCCCTCGCTCGCTCGAGGACGCCTTCGGGCCCGGGCAGCGCTCCAGCACCGCCCGCCTCTTCGTCGAAGTGCCGCGCCGCCAACAGGTTGAAGAAGCGGCGGTGATCGCCGCATCCGCCCTGGCCGGCCTCTTCGTCATCACCCTCCTCATCTACGAAAGGATCGCATCGTGAGCGTTCGCCTCGTCCACCCTCCGCGCCCGCAGGCCGGTACAACCGCCGCGCCGACCGGCTTCCCGCCAGCAGCCAACGACGAATCCATCGGCGGTCTATGGTTCCCGTCGACCGGCCGCGACAACCTTATCGTCCTCGCCCTGGTATTGCTGCTCATCCTGCCCGCCGCGTTGCTCGCCATGTACGGCGAGGGCCCGCGCGAATCCTGGTTCGCTCTCTGGGGCACCGCAAAGTGACAGCCGCACTCGCCCGCCCAGAGCCGGAGGTTCTCGCGCCGCAAGCGCATGTGGTCCTCCCGCCGCGCAACGAGATTGCGACGGTCATGCACGCCATCACGGCGGCGGCCAACGACCCGAACGTCGACATCGACAAGATGGAGCGGCTGTTGAGCATGCACGAACGCATGCACGCCCGCGCCAACGAGCAGAAGTTCAACGCGGCGATGACAAAGGCCCAGGCCGCCATGGGTCCAATTTCGGCTGACGCGGTCAATCCGCAGACCCGCAGCACTTACGCCAGCTACGCGCAGCTCAACCGCGCCCTGCGCCCGATCTACACGAAGAACGGCTTCGCGCTCAGCTTCGACACCGCCACCAGCGACCAGGCGGGCCACGTCCGAATCCTCTGCTACGTCTCGCACGCGGCCGGCCACATGCGCACCTACAAGTGCGACATGCCCGCCGACGGCAAGGGCGCCAAGGGCGGCGACGTGATGACCAAAACCCACGCCTTCGGCTCGGCCATGACTTATGGCCAGCGCTACCTGCTGAAGCTGATCTTCAACGTGGCCATCGGGGAGAACGACGACGACGGCAACGGGGCCGGCCCCGGCCCCAACGACCCGCGGCAGGTCAGTGATGCGGATCGCCTCGCCGATTCGCTGTTCCATCGCCTCCAGGGCACCAAGACCGATGGCGAAGCCGCGTCGCTGTGGGCAGAAGGTTGCATCGCGTTGGCGGATACGAAGCGCCGCGACCTCTACACCGAGTTCAAGGACGCAGTCATCGCCCACCGCCGGAAGCTGAAGGCAGGAGGTCGCCCCTCGTGATCCTGCTGAACTACACCCAGGGCAGCGAAGACTGGCTGCGGGCACGCTGTGGCGTGGCCACGGCCTCCCGTTTCAGCGAGGCGCGCGAGAAGGTGGGCGGCCTGACCGACCAGCAGCGCCTCTATGTCGAAGCGCTGCAGCTGGGCATGGATGAGCCTGATGCGCGCGCCAAGGCCGGTTACAAGACCAAGCCGGTGGCGGGCGCCATCGCCAAGGCGCTGAACGGCGAGCCGACGGAAGAGCCCGGCGCCGCGGCGATCAAGTACGCCTGGCTCGTGGCCTTCGAAACGATCAGCCGCGAACCGCTCGACGACACATTCGTCACGTACGCAATGCGCCGCGGGCGGGATCTCGAACCCAGGGCGCGCATGGTCTACGAGAAGCGTACGGGCGCGCTGGTTGAGGAGGTCAGCCTGATCCTGACCGATGACGAGCGGTTCGGGTACTCGTCCGACGGCCTGATCGACGACGAAGGCATGGTCGAAATCAAATGCCCGTTCTCGTGCGACAAGCTGGGGCAGGTCTGGGCCAGCCCCGAAACGGCGCACCTCGAATACATCGACCAGATCAACGGCGGGCTCTGGATCACGGGGCGCCAGTGGTGCGACCTGGTGGTCTATTGCCCATGGCTCGAACCGGTCGGCAAAGACCTGTTCGTTAAGCGCATCTACCGCAATGAGGAGGCCATCGCCGCCCTTGAAGCCGACCTGATCGGCTTCATGCGGCTGGTGGACAGCCACCTCGAGGTGCTGCGCACGCCCGCAAAGATGTCCGGAGCTCCCAAGGTCGCGCCGGCAGATGCACCCGCGGCACCCGCAGCGAGCGCTGCGCCAGCTCCGGCGCCCGCACCCACGTTCTCCCTCTTCCCCGAGCCCACCGCGCCCGCACGCGGCCATGCAGTTGTCGACAACCCCTTTTGAGAGGCCCTATGTCCGAGGTATCCACCCCCACCCCCAACGAAGTAGCCGTCAAGCCGCACTCCATCGCCCAGGCGGCCCTGGCTCTCTTCTCCCCACTGGAGACCGATGTCACCACGCTGGCAGATCGCCACCGCAACGTCGTCTTCGACATGAGCACGCCCAAGGGCTTCAAGGCCGCCAAGGACGCGCGCCTGGAGCTGCGCGAGTCCGGTCGGTTCGCGGTTCAGCGCCTGCGCGACAAGACGAAGGACCAGCTCAACGACTGCAAGAAGGTCATCGAAGACGAGGCCACGCGCTTGATCGAAATCGTGGAGCCCGTCGAAACCTTCATCGACGGCCAGATCAAGGCGCACGAGAAGAAGCTGGCCGAGGAGAAGGCCGAGCGCGAGCGCATCGAAGCCGAGCGCAAGCAGAAGCACCTGGACGCCATCGCCAAGATCGAGGGCTACGTCGTCATGGCCGAGGGGCTGCCCATCGAACGCATCGAAGCCGGGTTGGCCTACGTGCGGGAAATCGACGTGAGCGCGGAAGTCTTCGCGGACTTCGCAGTGCGCGCCTCGGCACAGAAGGACGCGACCATCCGCGCGCTGGAAAAGATGATCGCCGAAGCGCGCGAGCGCGCCGCAGCAGAGGCGCTGCGCCTGGAGAACGAACGGCTGCAGGCCCAACTCGACGAACTGAAGCGCCAGCAGCCCGCCGCGGCGCCGGCAGCAGAGCCGACCGACGCGCCAGCCGATCAGGTCGAAGAGCAGCGCCAAGAGGCCGAGCCGGTGCGCCCGCGGCCGACGCTGGCCAGCTACTCGGCCGGTCGCGCGATGCGCGATCCTGTTGCCGCGCCAGCCCCAGTCCAGCAGCCGCTTCCCGTCGCGCCTGCGGCAAACGAATCCGCCGCCGTGACCACTCCCACGCTCCGCATCGGCGACATCGCCGCGCGCCTCGGCTGGACCATGACCGCCGAGCAGCTGCGCATTCTCGGCATCGAGCCCGCAGCCCGCGAGCGCGGCGCCACGCTCTATCACGAGCACCAGTTCCCGCAAATCTGCGACGCCATCGCGCGCCGCGCCGCCGAGGCGAAGGCCGCGCATATGCAGCCGCTGGCGGCCTGATCCATTACCGACAGGAGCACCCATGTCCAAGCCCTCTTCCGTCTCCCCGGCTCCCATCGGCGAGGCCGAGCTCATCGTTATCGCGATGCAGCCGGTGAAGTCGAACCAGTTGGCCTCCATCGGCTACGACGCTGCGAGCAAGACCCTCGCCGCGACCTTCACGCGCGGGCCCGGCACCGTCTACCAGTACCAGAACGTCGAGCCGCAGCTGCACGCCGACTTCCTCGCCGCCGAGTCCATCGGCACTTTCTTCGGCCAGCGCATCAAGTCGCTGCCGTTTAAAAAGTTCGCGGCGACGCAGGCGGCCTGACCATGCACGCGATTTCCGAAAAGAAGCGCGCTCGGCGGCTCGGCATGCTGCGCCGCCGCGCAGCGCACCTGCAGCGCCGGATCGAGGCAGCTGTGGAGAAGCGGCTGAGCTACGACGAGGCCGAACTCACGGCGCTCCGCTGGGCGCTGGCCGAGCTCGATCCGCAGCCTCAAGCGATCGGCGGTGCCGCGTGAACCGGCACATAGCTCGAGTGTTCCTGGCGCAGGCGCGACGCGTGAATGGCCGGGAGAGGTCAGCCGGGGCTCACCTTGAGCTCAAAGCTGTCGGGCCTTTGGTGCAGGACCATACCTCCTGCACCGACGAGCGTGCTGTATGGAAGTTCAGCTCCATGCTGAGCCAAAGCAGCACCGACAACCCGCTCGCATTCAACGAACTCGCGGAGCGACAACTCAATCGCGTCGATCCTCGCATTGGCACTATGTGCAGCCGCGATCTTCTCGGACAAGCGCTCTCGCTCTTGTACTGCGCGGCTTTTAATCATCGCCACCCAGACATCAGGGATTTCAAGAAGCGGTACCTCGGCGAGGACGTCGCACTGGGCTTGGAAACCCTCAAACGTTCTTGTGAACAATTGAATGTCAGCTACTTGGAGCCTGGCTACTTTCAGCGCCTGGATGCACCCGAGGTTGGCGACCGCGATCAGCTTCAGCTTTCGGACGTCATCTGCACGCTGGAACTCCAATGTGGCAACCCGAGCCTTTCGGACCTGGTACCAAACGGCGTAGGCTCCAGCGAGGATGGCGATCACGGCTCCAATCGCCTGCACCCAGCCCGACCACTCCGCTTTGGTCATGCACAGCGGCCACCAATCGATCCAGAGAAAGCAGTACTCGGGCGCAGACATTTCGGTTCTCCTCGTTTGGCGCGCATCCTATCGCGCGCCGCAGCTGCTGCCTCAATCCTCCAGGTCGAACTGCATCTGCAGCGTGCGGATGATCTGCGCGATGTCTGCGCGGTGCGTGCCTCGGTCGCTGACAACGCGAACGGTCCAGTTGGGCCCGCCTTCCTCCGCTGGGATTCCGATCACCCCGCCACGGTGCACGTCGGTCTGCTGACCTCGAAGGCCTGGCAGCGCCTCGATGCGCATGACCAACATCTGCTTCAGCTGCGCGGCGGTACGGGTCGGCTTGGCCATTTATTGCTCGTTGGCAAAGGCGAGCAACTCGGCACGCGCCGACTCGAGGTATCTCAAGCCCAAGACCAAGTTTTGTCTTGTGCTGAGATAGTGACCCAAGAGGTTTTTTTCGTTGAGCGTGGTGAGTGTGGGTGCAGAAACGACGTAGTCGAGGAGGAGGATCACCTTCTTCAACGCCGCCACTCCGTTGGCCATGGTCGCGGCTGCATTCGGGACCGCGCCCGCCAAAAGCAGCATTTGCTGTTCCGTAGGCAACTCAGCCTTGGCGAAGAGAATTTGAAAGTGGCGCGCTCGCTCAACTGCCGTTGGGTGACCCGGAAGCGTGTGTTCGGCGAGCATTGCTGTAGCCGTGGCAATCAGCGTATGCACCTTCGAATCGGTGGATGCTCCGACCACCATTACGGTAGCGCGAGCGGTCCTTTGCGCTTCTTTCTTGTCGGCATGCCGCTGCCATGCAGCGATTCCGACGGCAGCCAATATTGCTGCAACAGACCCCACCGCTTGTACCCAAGCTGGAGCGTCTGCCCTTTCGCTCCAGTGGCCAATTGCCGCCCAGCCTGGATAGATCGCCAGCGCCAACCCACCGAACAGGCATGCGAGCACGGTCGCGCCGATCGACGCGCCGGTCGTTCCCAGTTCCCTCTTCATCTCTTCGTCCTCCAGAGGATCTGAGTATGCAACTTCTCGACACCTCCCCCCGGCGCATCCAAGCCAACGAGTATCAGCCGATTCAGATGCCGGCAACCACTGCGGTAGAGCGGCCGATCTTGTTCTCCGCACACATGGTGCGCGCGCTGCTCGACGGCAGCAAGACGCAGACGCGGCGTGTGGTGAAGCCGCAGCCGGTAGAGCACCCCGCTTTCGCCGGCGGCGCCTTCATCCAGCACAAGCGGCTCGGCGAGATCGGTATCGGTGCGCTGGTGCCGGAGGTGATGCCCTACGGCGGCATCGGGGACAGGCTATGGGTGCGCGAGTCATGGCAAGGCCCGCTCGTCGACGGCGACACCTTTGAACGGAGCGGAGGCAGCATGTTGGCGTTCCAGAAGCCGGAGTACTGCCGCTACGCTGCCGACGGCGGACCGCGGCCCGAGTACCTAGACGCCGACGATCGGCCGCGGCAGGGCTGGAAGCCGGGCATTCACATGTTCCGCTGGGCCAGCCGCATCACGCTCGAAATCACCGGCGTGCGCGTCGAGCGCCTGCAGGACATCAGCGAAGCGGACGCAAAGGCCGAAGGCTGCGACTGCCTGACGTGGGACGGGGAGCCTGGCCCGGCCGATCTGTTCGATTGGCCCCTGAAGACCGTTAACCGCCCTTGGGCAAACGGATACGCGCTCCTGTGGGAATCGATCAACGGCGACGGCACCTGGGCCGCGAATCCCTGGGTATGGGTGATCGAGTTCCGGAGGTTGCCGTGACTGCGCCACACGAGCCCATCACCCCTTGGAATCCATCGCGCCGCGCCACCGCGCGCGTGAAAAACCCGCTGCCGGTACCGGACTGCTGCCCGACTTGCGGCTCCAAAGTCTGGATCGGCTCGAACGCCACCATCTACGGCGGCCGCGAGTATGGCGAGTGGCCCTGGGCCCTGATGTGCACAGGCTGCGACTCCTACGTCGGCCTGCACCCGTTCACCGGCATTCCGCTCGGCACCTTGGCCACGCCCGAGATCCGCGCGGCCCGGAAGGAGGCGAAAGCAGCCTTCAACCCGCTGTGGGAAGGCGACGGTGCGCAGATGACCCGCACGGCCGCCTACGGCTGGCTCGCGGCCGCGCTGGGCATCGAGAACGTCGCGGAATGCCATATCGGGTGGTTCGGCGTCGACCAGTGCCGCGCCGTCCTTGCGGCCATCAAAGCCCGCGGCGCCGCGCCGGCACACCGCCACACCTGCCACTGGCCCGGCTGCTCACGAGCGGTTCCGCCCGCCATGTGGGGCTGCAGCCCGCACTGGTTCACGCTGCCGAAGGCGCTGCGCGACGACATCTGGCGGACCTACCGGCCCGGCCAAGAGATCACGAAAACCCCCAGCGAAGCCTATGTCGCCGCCGCTCGCGCTGTGCAGCAGTGGATCGCCCATCACCAGAAGGAAAAAGCAGCATGACGCATACCTCCGCCCTCTTGGAAATCAGCCCGGCCGCGCACGCAGAAATCGCGCAGTTGCTGCGCGCAGCAGGCTACGACCACGCGATCTATCACGGTCAGCTCGACATGAAGGGCCTCGCGCTAATCGCCGCAACACCGGACGTCTCGAGCGAAGCGCTTCGTGAAGTCGGCCGGGCATGGGCGCGTACCCATGGTCACGAGTATCCAGGTGAGAGCGCGGACGCCTACGTGGAAGGCCACCGCGCCGCCCTCACCCAGCCCACCACCGTGCAGCGGGCAGAGCCGGAAGGCTGGCGCGAAGCGCTCCAGTTCTACGCCGACCGCAGCCACTTCAACATCGCCGAAGAAGACGCGTGGGACACCGTGAGCGGCGAGCCGTCGAACTTCTGGTGCGACGAGGCCGGCACCGCCACCGTTGAAGACGGCACCGTAGCGGCCATGGCCCTGCGCGGAACCCCTTTGCGCGATGAGGAAGAAGCCCCTCCCGCAGGCGATAGCGTCGATGCGCCCGTGCAGCAGGCGGCGGCGATGAACGCGGCGTGGAAGTTCAACGCTCTCTATGCTGACACCGAGGTGCGCGCTGTCACCGACGACAGGCTGCTCGCAGTCATCCATGCCGGCAGCGAGCAGCGCCGCATCGTCGCAGCGCTCAAGGGCGAGCAGCCGTTTCAGAAGCGCGTGCAGCCTTGGCTGCTGGCATGCTTCGGCGAAATGATTGCCGGCGACCGCGAGGAGCGAAATCACCGGTTCATCGAAGAGGCGCTCGAGCTGGTGCAGGCCTGCGGCTGCACTGCCAGCGAAGCGCACCAGCTTGTCGACTATGTCTTCGCGCGGCCGGTGGGCGAGAAGGCGCAGGAGGTCGGCGGCGTCATGGTCACGCTCGCCGCGCTGTGTCTGGCGCAAGGCCTCGACATGCACGCCGCGGGCGAAACTGAACTGGCGCGGATCAATGCGCCAGACATCACCGCGAAGATTCGCGCGAAGCAGGCCGCCAAGCCAAAGCATTCGCCATTGCCCACCGCCCTCTCGCCGGCCGTGCAGCCGCGGGCAGAGAGAGCCGGCCCATGACCTTCGACCTCTTTGCAGACATTGAGCCGGCCGCTGCGCCGAAACCCTCGGCGCCGCCCGTCTGCCCCGCGCGCGCCGGGGGCGAAGACTTCACCATGCAGCCGACAGGCGACGTGAACCGCTGGCTCTATCGTGGTGTACCCGTGATCTTCGACAACCGCAGAAAGCCTGGCTCTCAGGTCGGCATCTGGCGCACGGTCGAGGGCATCGGCCGCGACGCGATTCACAGCGACGACCGCATCGTGGTCTGCCGCGCCATTGATGCGTACCTTGCCGGGGCCGGCACATGAGCTGCCGCGCCACCATCATCAGCGCGATGCCAGGCACGCAAGCGCAGATCGCCCAGCGTGTGCAGCGCAGCATCAAGACCGTGAGCATCGAGCTCGGCACCCTGGTGCTGGCCGGGCGCGAAGCCCACATAGGCGACTGGCTGCAGCAGCCGCGCGGAGGAAAGCCGATCGCCATCTACTTCGCGGGCCCCGGCGCGAACATGCCGCGACCGCCGCTCACGCGCGCGGCGCTCTATGCGAAGCGGAGCCGGGTCCGCAGCCCCTACGAGCAGCCGCACCGGGGAGCCACCGCGTGACGCGCACTTTCAAGGTGAAAGGCGAAGACGCGTTCGGCGTTGAACTGGAGCGCACCGGCGACCTGGTGCTGCTTCGCACTCATACACCCGGCTGGCCGTTCCCCGCAGAGCGCACGCTGCCGCGCGCCGACCTGGTCTGGATCTGCGGCGACCCGGAACCCACCACGGCGCCTTCCGAGGGCAACACTCAAGAAGTCTGATCCGGCACTTTTGCATTTTTTTACATGACTACAGACCCGAATCGCCCCGACATGAGCGACGAAGAAATCGACCTGATCTGCCACGGTCTGACCCAGAACGCGGCCAAGGTGCGCCATCTGCGCCGGCTCGGGCTCCGCGTCGACCGGAGGCCCAACGGCAGGCCTCTAGTAGCGCGCATCGAGTGGGCGCGCCTGTATGGTCCTGCCGCTACATCGACGCCGCCAGCTGCGAGCAACGGTCCGCGCTGGAAAACACCGGTGGGAGCACGCTGATGGGCAGGGTTCGAGATCGCGCGTCGGCGGCCGGGCTGCTGCCGCGCATGGAGGCCCGGCCGTGGTCCAACGGCAAAACGGTCACCTACCGGTTCCATCCGGTCGGTGGCAAGCCGATCAACCTCGGGACGGACCTCGCGGCCGCGCTGCGCAAGGTGTTGGACATGAACGGCGGAGCGCCTGGGGACGGCATGGGCACCCTCCGATGGGTGTGGACCAGGTTCCAAGAGTCGCCACGTTGGAAAAAACTTACACAAGGCACCCGGGATGACTACGCGCTGGCGTGGAAGCAGATCGACGATCGGCTCGGCCACATGCACATGACCGAAATCACCACCACCGTGGTGGCGCACTATGTGCACATCGAGCGCGCGGGGTCGCCCCGGCGCGCCGACATCGAAAAAAGCCTGCTTTCGCGGCTTTTCGGCCACGCCATCAAGCTCGGCGTGTGCACGATCAACAGCACCATCGGAGTCGAGCCGCACGGCAGCGAGGCACGCACCGAGGCGCCAGATCCCGCCGTGCTTGCGCGATTCCTGAAGTGGCTGGGCGAGCAGACGCCGCAGCGCCAAATCATCGGCATGGCCGCGGAATACGCCAGCCTGGCCGGGAATCGGAAAGTCGAATTCCTGCCCCTCACATGGCCCCAGGTCGACCGGAAGGCAGGCGAAATCCGCGTTTTCCGTGCGAAGCAGCGCGGCAAGAAGCGGGAGCGGATCGTGGAAATCATCGCGATCACGCCGGCGCTCGGCGCGCTCCTGGACCGCCTACATGAGCTGCACCTGCAGCGCGGCGTGGACTGCCTGTATGTGTTTCCTACCCGCGACAATAACGCCTACTCGGCCCGCGGATTCAAGACGCTTTGGCAGCGCTGCGTGGTTCTCGCAATAGAGAAAAAGGTGTTGGCCGAAAGCGACAGATTCACTTTCCACGACCTGCGCGCCTATTACGCGACGCTTCACAAGCAGGTGCACGGTGAACTGCCCGACCTGCACACCAATCCCGCGACCACGGCTAAGGTGTACGACCGCAACAGAGAGGTACGCCGCACATCGCTATGACCCCGCACACCGTCGAAAGCATCATGGCCGGCGCCGCCGAATCGCCTTTCTGGTCCCAGGTCGACATGTCGGGCGGGCCCGAGGCCTGCTGGCCATGGAAGGGCCCGGTGGATTCGGACGGCTACGGTTACGAGGGCCGAGAGCGTGTGCACCGCACGGCCTGGGAGCGCTTCAACCGCGAGTCCTTAAAACCGGGTGAGGTGGTCATGCACTCGTGCGACAACCCGCCATGCTGCCACCCCGACCACGTGATTGCGGCCCGTCAGCGCGACAACAATGCGGACCGTGCTGCAAAAGATCGCGGAGCAAAAGGCGAGGAAAACGGACGCGCGGTTTTGACCGAAGCCGAAGTATTGGAGATATTCAATTCAATTGGGTCTTACGCCGCAATTGGAAAGAGATTCAATGTCAGCAAGTGGAGCGTCCGTGACATTAAGACCGGCAGGAACTGGGCCTGGCTGACAGCGGCGAATTCCCACGGTGGGAATAAGGAGCCGGGTCGGTAG